TTAGATATTCGCGGCGTTTTCTTGGAAAGTTGGGCTGTGATGAGCATATACTTGCTCGAGCGTCTTCACAGTCATTCCAAGGAAGCCGGCGGCCTCCCAGAGCGGTACGCCAGCCTGCGCCATCCACGTCGCCCGCGTGTGGCGCAGCGTGTGGCGGGTAACGCCCTGAAGCTTTGAGTCCTTGATGACGATCTTCCAGGCGCCGTGCGGGTCTTTGACCTCGCGGATGCCTGGATGCTTCGGGCCGGTGAAATAGCAGACCAGCTTGTGATCCCCGTCCAGCCGCTTCCAGCGACGAAGATGCGACATAATCCGCCGGCCGAGCTTGACCTTCGGAGCACGCTTCTTCTTGTCCTGAACCTGACCTGCCGGCGTGCGCGACATCACCTCGGAGCCGAAGTCTATCTGGCTCCAGCGCAGCCGCAGGATCACGCCGGGGCGCGACCCGGTGTAGAGGCCGAGCAGGATGAACCGCCGCAAGTGCTGATAGCGTCGCGCTGCCCATAGTAAGCGGGCGGCCTCCGATCGTGTCAGCCATCGCTCCTTAGGCGGATAGCCGGCTGGCACCTCAAATACCGGCATTGCGTCTAACGGGCCGTATTCGTCATTCCAGTATTTGACGGCGATGCGTAGGATCTTCAAATCCTGGCCGGCGGCTTGCTCAGCCTTGCTCTTCACGTACTCGCGGCACGTCTTCTTTGAGATATCGGAGACGTGCTTGTCACCCCACCATTTGAGCAGGCTGGAGATGTTGTAGCCCATGTTGCGGGCGCTCGCCTTGTTCGGGGCGACCTCGCTACCATAGGCTGCCAGCACCTCTGCGATCATGGGCGAGCTCGACGGGGTGGGGCGATGCTTGTCCCCAAGGTATTCTTGGAGGAGTTTTTCAGCCTTAGCGCGCTCTCGTTCGCCGCAGCCAGTGCGGACGAAAGCCTGTCCGTCTCGGATGACGAACTGCTTGCGCTTCTGATCGAAGTAAAGGCGCGGGCCTTTTGCTCGACGCGGCATAGCTGGATCATTTCCTTAACATCACCGGGCGTCGTGTAGTAGCGCCGGCCAATCTTGTAAATCGTCAAACGCTGGTTATCCGCTTCCGTGCGAAGCGTGTAGACGGAAAAGCCAAAGTGCTGTGCGGCATCCTTGAGCGTGATGATGTCTCCGTCCTGGGTCATGGCTTCGGCGCATCTCCCACATGAGCGGGGCCATAAGCTAGCGTCGGCGGCCCGACGTGACCCGATTCCCAAATGAACCAAGCGTGGTTGAATGACGGCTGACCTTTGCTGTCCTCGAACCATTTGATCCGCCTAGTGAGGACAACCTTCTTGGCAAACCGGCTGTCTTGAAACAGGTGTTGGCGGCTCTTGGCGTGGTCAAAGTCCGTCCGGAGCAGCATTGCGACTGTCGTCACGTTTTGATCTAGCGCATGCACGATGAATTCGGATGCTGCCACATATGGAGGGTTGGTGATGATAGCGTCGAATTCGGTCGGGTCGCAGGATCGGTCAAAGAAGTCGTTGCCAGTCTCGATATCTGAGCCGAAGACAGTTAGTCCAAGCTTCTCCAGAGCGCGAACCATTTTCCCTGATCCGCAAGCAGGCTCCCAAACCTGAAATGTCGCCTCGTAAAGGTGGGGCGCAAGCGCAAGAGTGACCCACTCCGGCGTCTCATACAGATCCCGCTCTTTGCGTTCGTATCCGGAATCGCGTTGGCTCATGGCTCTTTCACTCCGGACACATGAGCGCCAAAACCGGTTTCCTTCTCCAGTTCATTCAGAAGGATTTCGCCGATCCAGAAGAGGTCGCCGTGGGTGTTGTCGATGATGGCTTGGCGAAGGACGCTCAGCTCGGTGCCGCGCTTGGTGATTGGCCGCGTCTTAAGCAGCCGAACATTGTTGCCTGCGCGGAGCAGGATCTTGGCCCAAAGGCTATTGTGGACCCATTCGTAGCCCTCACGGTCCTGCGCCTCGGCCGCGACCGCGCATTCCTCGATCAGCGCATTTCGCTCCGCTTCGGTCATGGCTTCGCAACTCCGGACACAACTGCTGGCATAGCCAAGCGATGGAGGGCGAGTACGACATATCCCGGCTCGATGCCGAATTGACCGCCGGTCAATATCCAGTTGATGGCGAACCGTAGTTCATGGCACACCTTGCCGTGGTAGTCAGTTTCAACGCGATAAAGATCGTTCGGCCTGGTGCGCTGAAGAAGTAAGGTGTCGCCTTTCTGGAATCCTCGATCATCCTTGCGGACCTCGAAATTCTTCATCCCGCTTGCCAGCGCGTCGAAATAAACGGGCCAGCACTTAAGAACATGCTCGGTCACTTCCCGCCCTCCGTTGATCCAGAGACAGGGGCGAGCATGCGTGCGCCGGCCGGCTCGATGCCTAGCCAGAGCCGAAGCGCCTTCAGCGAACCGTAGCCGTCTTGCCCGTCAGTATCGACGTAAACGCCAGATGCGACGGGATATTCTTGGACTGCGGCCGATGCCAGACGCTGCAGTTCAGCGAGCTTCGCCTCTGCTTTCGCGCAATCCTTCTTCGCTCTAACTGCCTCCTTGATCCATTCGTGCTGTCGGTCACGATCGCGCTCGATGGTCAGCTTGAGATAAGCCGGGTCGGCGTAGTAACGGTCACCGCGCTTGATGAGCAGCTCGGAGCCGCCGAGCGGGCGAACGGTCAGGAGCGCGTCGCTCAACTCGATGGCGAGCGCTTTGTAGTCCACCCCTTCGTCGGTCCGCTCGGAGATGCTGTGATGCCCCGCAATCAACTCATCGAGATCGTCCAGCACGCATTCGACGGCGCGATCATAGTCGTCCTGCGGGTTGGTCATCAGCTCGCGAATCCGCGCGCGCATTTCCGGCGTCGATTTCATGGCCACACCGCCAGTGCAATGCCGTTGCAAATGAGATGGATCGTGTTGTCAGCGATGATGAGGAGCCAAACGGATAGCCATGCCGGCACGTCATCTTGGTAGCCGGTGGCAGTCACTGGCTTGCCGCTGAGCGCGTAGCCATTCTTCGCCCAAACAACAAAGCGGGCCAGCCGAAACCGATCAACCAGGAAATGGGAAGCGCAGATGAACGCCAGCGCCATCGGATTAAGCGTCAGGAAGGCGAACGGCAGCGTATAGGTAAGGGCATGGATGGCCGCAGCAAGCGACTGTTTGGCTTTGTTCTGAGCCATCCAGTGAGACTGCAGGATGTAATCGCCGACAAGATGGGCCAGAATTTGGTCTGCTGTGATCATGGCTGCGACGCTCCCTCCGAAACTGCGTCGGAGGCCATCCGGTTCTGCAGGTTGGTGAGGAAGGAGTGAGCGCGACGCGTCCAATCAGCATCGGCGAGCGCGTGATGCTCGGTGCCGGTCTGCGCGGGAAGCTTCGGATTGCCCAGGTCGTCGCAAAGTTGCTTCACATCCCGGCAGTACATGGGCCAGCCAGTGGGGAGCTGCATCATGGTGCCATAGAGCTGACACAGCACGACCCAGTCGTAGTCCGCATAGTAAGCCCAGAACTCGGGCTTCTCGCCGGCAAACTCGATTATTGCCTCCGCGATCTCCGATCTCGACCGCCAGACGTCCTCCGCGCTACTGATGTACGGCAGGACGTTCTTCTTCACCCAATCGCTGGCACGGGCGAAATTGCACTCCCTGTTCTCCAGATACAGGATAGCGCCGTCCTCGCGCACCATGCCGATGCTGATCAGGTCGATGGTCTTGCCGTCTTCAATGAATTCAGTATCGAACCAAATCTTCATTTGGGGTCTCCAGAGCAGATGCGTTGGGACCATTCATGCGTCTCCGACCGATCCGTCCTGCTTTCGCGAACGCGGTATTCAAGCTTGGTGACGGCCAAAATTGTAGGCTTCAGCTCATTCGGGGCCTCATCGTAGCCGCGTCCGTACCGTCCACTGAGACGCGGCAATAGTGCGCGCGAAACAAGCTCCCAATTCGATGGGTCAGTATTGGCCCTGTCGCCCTTGCACTTCAGGGCGTAGCCCGCCGGCACAGGCCCGTTGGCCTTCTCCCAGAGCCAACGATGCTTCAGGACGTACCGACGCTCAAATCCCGTATGCGGATTCGTTTCATCGACGCTGATCTCGACATAGCCGTCCTTCGAGACGCGCTCATGGCCCAGATAATTCGTGTTGTGGGGTAGGTTGCCCTTCCGGAAATGGTTCTTGGCTGCGCCGGGCGACCGGCCGGCAGGGTGCGGCTTTCCCTTGTTGTGCGGGATAAGCCCCTTCTCAAAACAGCCGGTGCGCCCCGTTCGCCAGCCATTCCGTTTACGCAGCGCGTGAAGGTTCTTCGCGGCAACATCCCGGCAGAACTTCCGGCAGAATTCTTGAGCGTATTCACTAATCGGCAGTTTCCGGTTGGCCTTGAGCCACCTGAGTTCGGCCGCACTATAGATGATCGGATGCCCTTTCATTGGGTCTTCCCATTAACGATTGGCAGCGGTTGCCGCGGCTTGTTGCCGCCATCGACCGCCGGAAGATGCGGCGTCGGGTCGTAACCATGCTCGGAGAGCAGCCGCGCGGCCTGGATCTGCAGACTGGCGTTTTTGATGATCTGATCCGCCACGCCGATGATCGCTTCTCCGCGCCTGGACTCTTGGTCGATCTGCTCGGGCGACAGCGCTTCATCGGACAGTCGCTCAAGCTGCGCAAATAGATGGTCGTTGAGGTCGGAGAGCTTGTTCTTGGTCATGCCTGCTCCTGGCGCGTCAGTGCAAGAGCCTCACGGGCGTCCCTGACAATATCGCAAGCCGAACAATCGCAGTCCTTGTGCTCGCGTGAGCCGAACTGACTAATCATCGCTGCCAGCGCCTTCACGAGCGCGTCGTGTGAATTGACGACTTTGGCGATATAGGTGGAATATTCCGAAAGAAGCTCATGCGAATAGACTTCGCGCGTACCGGAAGGACCGCGCAGCACAAACAGGATCTTGCCAGGCTTCGACCCGTCATCGCCCGCGCAGATGCAGGTTTCGCTTCCGGGAGGGATGCACCAGGGCGCTGACGTGAACTCGGCCATGTCAGCCCTCCTGTCTCAATGATTGTGTTGAAGGGACCGACGAAGCCCCCGCGAAAAGAGGCGCGGTATCAATGGGCGACCCGTTCGATTGATTGCCCCATACCGCCCAGCCGTCGCGTGGAGCCCGCGCGTACATCTCAAGCCGCGGTCCCGGCGACAGTCGCTCGACGAGATCAAAGAACTCTTTCGGCTTTTCGCTGTGCCTCCCGCGCGGCCACTCGAATAGCGTGCCATCGGTCGCTTGAGCATGGCGCCCACCTTGACCGAATGGATTGCCGGCGCGCGGTCCTTTCCGGGCAACCAAAACATGCTCGGTATTGCAGCGGAATCGACCGGCCCCGAGTCCAGGCTTCTTCCAAGTAAGAAGGATGATCGGTTCGGCGCCCCACGCGCGTGCAACCTCGTAGGTCCAATCTATATGCTGCGTTACGCCCCAAATGTAGAAATGCGCCTGTTCGGCCGTTGTTGGGCGGAGGTCGATAATCTCTGGAACCGACAGCGTGTTGTAGAACCGCTGCGGCCCAGCCTTATCTGTCAGGCGGCTATTCCACGTCGCGCCTAACGTTGGCTGCCACGGCGGATCGGCGACGACAGTCCGGTATGGTTGGGAGGTCAGCATCGCTCACCTTCCGGGTGTTGGGATGCCTCCGGCTGGAAGTGCTCCGGGTAAAGGTGCTTGATGGCCGCCCAGCTTGGCTTAGCGATGCGCCCGCGAAGCATGTTTATGTGAACGGCGACCGGGTCTTTCAAAAGAGGTTCGATATCTCCGGGCGTCTTGTCGCGGGAGTTCAGGCCGAACTCATAACCCTCCGCCCAAGCGGCCTGGAGGGCTTCTTGGTCCGGCGCACATTGGGCAGAGTCTGGGATGCGTCTATACTCTTCCGGTGCCGGAAGATGTCCCCAACTCAGGAATTCATTATCATCATTGTTGTCAAAGCAGCTTTCGCAAAGCCACGCGCCATCTGGCATTACCCGCAATTCTGTGCGGTCGTAATGGCCGCAGGCCTCTGGGCAACCTTCTGCGCATTCTGAGCAGACGTACATGATGCGCTGTTTAATCATCCGACTCGCCTCTTAGTGTTTGCTCTAATCTGAAACAGATGTCCTCGGCTCATGCCGAACTGTTTGGCTAATTCTTTCACCGACAGATTGCTGCTTCGGATGAAGGCCACGTCTTTGTCCGAAAGCTTTGTCCAACGATTTGCTTCGCCCCTACAGCCGCGCGCTCGACCCTTCATCCTCATGTCAATCGCGTTATCTCGACGCGTTCCTAAGAAAAAATGGTCCGGATTTATGCAAAGGGGGACATCGCAGCGGTGACAAACGCACAGACCTTCAGGAATTGTTCCGCGATGGAGTTCATACGAGACGCGGTGGACCAATCGTGTTCTATATTGATCTTGTATTTTTCCATACCCGTAGTTGTATTTGGCTCCTTTCCAAATCCAACAGCCGTCCTCCACTTCTGTTTTGGACCACAGCCGATCAATCAGATGCGTTATTTTATGTGATCTCTTCATCTAACCAACGCATCTCCCGGCGACGAATCCAATGATGAAGGCGATGAGAACGGCGAGGGCGGTCATTGGTCACCGTCCTGGCCGGCGAAGTGCTCAAACGTCATGCCAACGGCAACCGCTCCAATCGGGATTCCGATTGAGATGGCTAGGAGCACGAAGAGGATTTGGGCGGCGCGGGTCATGCGACGGCCTCCGCTGGAGCGGCAATGCGCTTCAGGAATTCCGGCCAGATCGCCCTCCAAAAGCCAACACACTGCGGGTCCGGCCGGTTGCGGATGACATCCTCGAAGTCGTTCCCGTAGGCCTCGCAGATCGGCTTGGATGCATAGACGTCATCGACGAACAGATCTACGCTTATGCGGTTCTCGATGGCCTCGATGTCGTACCAGGCGTCGCGTGCTTCGTCCTTGTCGAGCGCCTCTTGGCGGCGCTGATCGCAGATAAACTCCTTCATGCCTTTGATGGTGGCGTGGAAGTCGAACTGCTTGAGTTCAAGCCCGCGCGTCTTGCCCATGAAGTAGTCAAAATCGAGTTCGCTAAGAAATTCCTTGAGCGTGCTGGTACCGATGTGAGCCCAGCAATAGGCATAGGTCCCGAATGATGAGTAGGCAGCAAATACGCCGGTCTTCTCATCCACGTAGATGAATGCCCATTCGTGATCGGCGCGGATAATGTAGCGTTCGACTTCATTCATTTTCCTACCCCGTTGTTCATCCATCATCGCGCAGGGGTCACCTGCGCTCGGAGAACTCGATGATGTCTTGAGGGACTGCGCGCTTGGCTGCGCCAGCGACCTGGAGCTGGACCTTGATCGTGCGCAGGATTTCACGCGACTGAGCGGCGATGGCATCGGCCCTGTTCGGCAAGATGTTCTCGTGCTTCAGGTCGGTCAACGTCTCCCAGAGAACGTCCTTGAGGCTACCAGCCGTGAGCGGCCGGATGACCTGGACCGCTGCGGCGCGAGTTGCGACCGCGTTCCTCGGTTTCCGCTTGCCGTTTGCGACGTTGCGCTTTGTTCGTGGCGCCGTTTTGGTATTTGACTTCATGACGTGACGTCCTTTCTTTGATCTCTCGGTTGAGGTCGAGTGTCAGCATGTACGCCTCGGCAAATGCGCCGAACTCCTTCGCCCGGTACTTCCGGTCGTACTCACGTTTCCAAGCTTTGTATTCGGGACGGCGGCAGTATTCGACATGCAGATGCATGCGTTGCTTCCGGTATTCGGCAGCGGCCTTGCGGTCATAAGTTCTTTTAAACCAAGCTTTCTTCTTTGCCTTGATTATCTCAAGGTTCTTGGCGCGGTATTCGATGTCGTAGAGCCGCTTTTCCTCGACGCGCTGAGCCTTGGTCTTGCCGTCGCGGCGACCAAAGCCAGAGCACTTGCGATTGCAGTAGAGGTTGAGACCGGCCACGCGAGCTCGGTTGACATGGCCCGCGGCCTTGTCATTCACCTTTCCGCAATGGGCGCAGCGATACTTCACGGCGCATCCCCTGCGTTGGTCATGCGTTGGGAGCGGGGGTGCTCCACCTGGATTCGGTGGGTGATGTGCCATCGGCCATTATTGCGCGGCACGCATTCCTCGAGCAGCCAGGGGACTAGCGTTCCCGACCAGTCCCGAAAGGCAATCCAGCCACCAGAGTTCATGGCATTGATATCGAAGATCCCGGCCCCCGGGCTGATCTTGCCGGGGTATTGAATGCCCATCCGCTCGTGCTGCTGGATGCCGACCCAATGGGTATGGCGATAGCGAGCCCGGATCGGAACGCCGGGCTCCGTCCATGGCCCTTCCCATTGGATACGTAGAAGTCCGTGCGTCGGAATGCCTTCCACGGACCACCATTTGGCGCCGGTCCTATCGAGGCTATCGAACATCAACGTCGGGTTTGTATATCGCTTGCTCTCGAAATTACCCATCACGGGTCTAATCTCGTCAAGCGAACGATCAGTGACGGCGGCGAGAGCGGACGGCCCACAGTTGCAGCCCCATTCGTCATTCGCGCGTTCGGCGTCGGCCAATGTGAAGCGAAGCGTCATGGCGTGCCCCGATCATGGCGCGTCAGTGCAAGAGCCTCACGGATAGTGGCGGCAACATGTGTCCAAGTGCTCATTTCAAAATTCCCCTACGGTGGTCGTCATCCATGAGCGTGGTGGGGCTTGCGCCCCACAACTCAATCAGCAACGCGCCGAGCTTGCTCAGCGAACGGATCGAATTCGCGCGAGACATCGAACCGGTAGATGCCCGGATCGAGATCGTATCCACCATGGGGGTTGGCGGCGTCCTGAATGAACTTCTGTGGCGCATCGAGGATCGCGTAGAACTGCTGCATGCCGGAGGGCACCTTATCCGTTCGCTCCATCACCTCGCCGCCCGTGAGGACATGGTGATGGCCGCTCTCCGAGTGGCTGATCACGTATCCTTTGGCAACGCGTTGAGCCTTTCGCGTCTTCATATCGATTGGCAAGGTGTCGATCTTAACGATGCGGCACTCGCCCTGCTGTCCAATCACTTTCTTCATTGAAGTCTCCTGAGGTTAAGTACGAAGAGGGGGGTGTTCGTATTCAGATTGCGGATCTCCGACGCGCCAAGCTTGCGCGGCGATGACTGTGTTGATGGGGAGATTATCGATATCACTCACACGAGGAACGCCTTCGACGATAATCCCGTTGCGAGGGCACTTGGCCTGCAAAAAGCGTCCAGGTTCACGAAGCCCTGGCATCGTCAATTCAATCAGCGCGCCCATGTCAGTATCGGGATCGCCGTCAATGATCTTCCGCTTGAGTTTCGTGACCATCTTCGGCCAACCGATGATGGCCGCACCAGCTGCGCGCTGCTCAACATTCTCTGCCGTGAGCACACGGGCTGGATCAAGTGTTGCACGCTGTTCGATCCATTCGGCAGGCACACTCACGCCATGCCAATAATACAGGGACCATCCATCTCGGTAGGCGATAGCGGGTCCCGTTTCACAGTGAAGACGATTTTGTTCGTCACGATGAACAGCTGATGGACGGTCAGAAATGGCCAGCACGTTCTCGTGCCACCATGTCCAGCCGCAGCTTCTGACCAGTGTTTCGGTAACCTCGAACTTTTCGAGTGACGGACTCGTCCAACCGCAAACGTCGCGGAAAAACGTGACCCACGCGGCAAATCCGGCGTCGTGCTGAGCGTAGAGTGAATTGTAGGGAGCGTCGCGAAGCTGATCCCCGACCTGATCCCAGACCTGAGCCCTGACCTGAGCCCCGACCTGATCCCAGACCTGAGCCCAGACCTGAGCCCAGACCTGAGCCCAGACCTGAGCCCTGACCTGAGCCCCGACCTGAGCCCCGACCTGAGCCCTGACCTGATCCCCGACCTGATCCCAGACCTGAGCCCCGACCTGATCCCTGACCTGAGCCCCGACCTGAGCCCTGACCTGAGCCCCGACCTGATCCCCGACCTGAGCCCTGACCTGATCCCAGACCTGAACCCCGACCTGAGCCCTGACCTGATCCCAGACCTGATCCCCGACCTGAGCCCTGACCTGATCCCCGACCTGAGCCCTGACCTGATCCCAGACCTGAGCCCCGACCTGAGCCTCTTTCAAGTTTCGCAGCATCGCCCAGCCCAGCGCGCCGCCAAGCGTAGCGCCATATGGCGACGACATGCGCAACACGACCATCGGTCGCTTCAGATTGGCATATTGATAGCCACGCAGCGCAGCATCTGTTGCCTTGTCGAAGTCCGCCGGCTCAGTGGATAGGCCAATCTCAATCCACTTCTTAGACCACTCGGCGAACTTGGCTTTCTGCGCTGTAGTCAGGCTCGTAATTTTATCTGGCATCTGGTTGCCTCTATTTTGTGGGGTGTTGCGCCGTGTCTCAGCGGCAGCGCGTATGACTATGGACGGCGAAAAGGACCGCGAGCACCAACAGCACCCCGCCAATGATGATCCACGTCACCGAGTAATCTGTGCTCGCGCAGCAGGCGGAGGGACCGGAGAAGATCATTGCTCAGCCTCCATTGCTGGAGACCATTTGCGGATTGGTCGGGTTGCTGTGCATTGCGCTTCGAACTTCGCAAAGCCTCGCGACTGGATCTTTTGCCGTGGTTTCAGTTCAACGCCGGCATGCTTGGCAGACTTGCGATAAACGCGCGATTTCTCCGCGACGTCCTGCCGAGTTTTTACCTTATGATGCTCCGCCAGCCATGGCTTTAGATTGCTTTCACGGCGGCTCCCACCGTTGATGATCGCGATCGTGTCTTCGCATTCCCACGCTTCGCCCGGACGAATAGGGCGATTGCAGCCGCACTGGCATCGGCCAGCATAGCGTTGGAATACGCGCAGACGAACGCGAGGCGGGACGGCGCTATCTGGCGTGCGGCCGATCCACTCGGGCAGCGACCTGAAAGGGTTGCCAGCGACGGACGGGGTGGGGGCAGGAGTATCCGCCGCTGGCGTATTCAGCTCAGATGGGGAGACAAACTGAGCCGAATTGGCAATGATGTGGGCCATGGTTAGAGCTTCATTTCTGCGCGGCGAGTAGCCTGGCTGGACTGTTGCTCGGAGAACTTCATCTTGATGTATTCGCACTTGACCTTGGCCATGTTGGCCTCGCCGCGAGCTTCGACCATTTTCGTTATGAACTCGCGCCATTCGTCAGAGGACTTGACGGCGCGTTCAGCGTGAGAAACCGGGATATCGCCCAGCTTCGACATCATCTGCGAGAGAACCGCACTCTTGGTTTCCTCGAGCAGGTTGGCAGCCGATTCCAGCACAACCCACGACTTGGCCGCGAGGCGGTACTGTTCTGAGAGCGGCAGGTTGGCGCCAGCATTCATGCTGCAACACTCCTGGCATAGATCGCCTTGAGCGCGCCCACCTTCTCATCCAGCTCAGCGAGAAATCCACGAACGATCTTTTCAAGCTCCGCGATACGTGCGTCATCGCGCTCGACGCGGGTGACGAACAGTGACATCGCTTCTGGCATGCGGGGATCGAAGGAGACGAAATCAACCCACTGCCGGCCCGTACAAGCCATCTGCCATTGGATCTGTGGCTCGTACTTTGACGGGACCGTCTGATCGAGAAGCGTTTCAATGTGGGTCGCAGTCAGCGGCGCCTTGATCTCGATCATTCCGTCGTCGCCAACCAACCCGTCAGGAGAACACCCGGCCATGGGGATTGATGGATGGTCGATGAAGCCAACCTGAACCACTTCCTCATCGCGGCGGAATTCGTATGCAGCACGAGCATCGGGCTCTTTTTCCGTGCCCCACTGCATGGCGGCGTTCGAATACGATTCCGCCACCTCGCCGGTCAGGCGCTCGGCAACAAGCTGGGCTAGGTAATTAGCCCTGCTGGCTCCCCATCCGGTTTTTGTCTTGGCGATGATGTCGCCAATGCGCGAGGCCGTAACACGTCCGCAGCGGTAGGCCTTCCATTCTGCCGAACCCTGGATCAGTTCGAGGCTCATTGCGGCGCCCTCTTGGCTTCTAGGGCCTGCTTCGCGCGCTCGAATTGGGCCGCCGGCAAAGTCGCCAGATCATCGACCTTGAGGAACCTGCAGAATTTCTCGGTGTCGGCGTTCACTTCCTCGATCAGCGCCTCCAACTCGCGCAACTGCTGGACGGAAACAGATCCATCTGCAGCCGATTTGTGATGGCCGTTGCCATTGCCGTTCTTGGGTGCTTGCGCCGCATTGCCGTCGTCGTCCTCGTCTGAGGCATTGCAAACCAGGGCGGCGAGCGAGTAGCGGCGCGCATAGGTCTGCGCCGATCCCATTTCCTGCGGCCTTCCGGTCATCGGGAGGGGATATTCGCTGACGATATACTGCCCGGATGTGTGCAACAGCATGGTCCGCAGGATCATGTGACCTTCGCGGATATGCATGGTCTGCGTCGTCGAGAGGCCGTTAGCCGACAGCGGTCCGCGGATCGCGTCCAGAACACTCGAAAGGTCCGCATACTTCGACTTGAAGTGCGGATTGGTGCGGTTCATCACCGCGTTCTGCATGGCGCCTTGCGCCTTTGAGAGCGCGGCGGCCAACTCATTGATCTGTTCAGACTGCATCATTGCCGTTACTCCCTTACGCTCTCGGCCTGCGGTTGAGGTGAGCAATCGTCACCCGCGAAATAGTGTCAGCCATTGCTTTGATCTGGCCGGCAATCTTGGAAATGTCCTCCGCCGCAAGCTTTTGCTGAACGGCAGAGCCGGTCTTGTTGCCCTGCGCGAGGTTGATTATTTTGGCCTGCATGTCCGCAGCGCAAAGCACGATCTCGCTGACAGCGAACGAGGTGCCGGTGTAGAAATTAGGCTCCTGCACCGGCTCGTCGGCGTGATCCCCAACTCGGATGACTGTCGGCCTCATGGCAGCATCCTCCAGACCGAACTGATGACGATCATCAGAGCGAGAATGGTGAAAAGATCGCGGGCGAACATGCCGACGAATGACTGGGGGCGATGGCGGATCACGCGATCACCACGCGCTCAGCTCGCGAGAGGCGGGCGGACAGGCTGGCGATCTGGTTGTCCTGCTCTTCTCGTTCCAACTGCGCAGCTGCGCGGCGGAGAACGTCGCTGTAGGGCGTGGCCGGAGAGCAGGGGACAACGATCTGCGTTCCGTCGATATCGACAAGACGTCCGAACATTCTGTTCCTCCTCAAATCGCCTTGGTGGGAAATTCAATGACGTCGGCGGTCGGCCGCTCGGCGATGCTGTCCATGCCGAACGCCTCGTAAGCTCGGCCGATGGCGTAGCGGGCGCGAATTTCGTCCTCCATGGTGAGGACGCCGCTCCGGCAGATGCGCTCCAGAGTGACAATGAGGCTGCTGGTCGCCAGCAGCTCGGCGAGTGTGCAGTTGCTCATCATGCCGCCTCCTGCTGGAATGCGTTGGCCGCCGAGATCGAAACGTGATGCTCGATGAAGTCACGCTGCCATCGCGTCAGCGACTCGCCGCGCTGCGCCCAGATGTTCATGGCCTGCCTAGCAAAGAGATCGGTGACGTCAGCCCAAAAGCCGGAGAGCCGATCAGCATCGCCAATCGCGATAATGCGGTTGACGTTCTCCCATTCGCCGGCGGCGAGATCGGCCAACGTGGTTTCCGCATCCATTTCGGAAAGCTCGCGCTCCACCATGTAGGGTTCGGCGAAGCCTGCGAAGACGATGTAGCGGGTGGTTGTCATCGTTCCTGCCTCGATCTGCATATTCTACAAGCCAGCGACCGCGCGCTCGTATTCGGCCAGCCAGTACGTATCGGCGAGATGCTCAAGGACCGATTCGACCGCGCCCTCAAGTGGCGTATCGACCACGGACAGCAGCCAATTCACGATTGCGGCCTCGCCGGCGGCTATTAAGGTTGCGTACATGCGGCCTACTCCGTTTCGTCGCCGGCGAGCGACACGACTTTTTTCGAAAAGTCGGCGAGCTCGAAGTTCAATGGGTCGCGCCCAGCTCCGACCGCCATAGCAGCGAAGGCAAAAGCCGCCGCGTCCCACGCGTATTCAGATGGGAAGCCGAACATTACGCGACCGTCCAAGCTGAACTCGATCTCGTCGCGACCGGGGCGGCGATCATACATAACCATGTTAGGGACGAGGCGCCCCTGCATGCGGACCTCGTTGCCGAGCCGCTCGCAACCCTTCATCTCAGCAATCAGGTCGCGCTCAGGCGCGTCGGGAAATTTGGTAACATTGGACATGTTACCGGCTCCGCTGGATAAGCTTCATGCGACGGCGCCACTTGCGCGACGCACTGAGGTGGATAACGAACCGCTCAGGTTCGCGCGCGGGGATGTCCGGACAAAAGACACCAATCCAGAACTTGGCGGGCGCGAAAAAGAGGTCGATCAAGCCAATCATAATGATCCTCCCGCGCGGTCATCATGTCCCCCAAGCGCGCCCCATTCCTCGATCGCGAGGACCGTCGTTGCCAGCGTCGCGACGCCAAGCGCTACGAAAACAATCTGAATGAGAGTGTCCATGTTTCCTGCCTCGATCTGACAGGAGCGATAATAGTACGATTGCTATTTCAGGTCAATAGCAAAAATCCTATCCCGTCCACAAAAAATTAAGGCCGCACTCTCGCACGGCCCTTTTGCGACGACTTGTCGCATCTACGGGAAGTAATTGCCGACCGTCCTGTGAACGATCTGCCAATCTGATTTTTTGAGCTGGGAATCCTTTGGTGGATTATGCTGATGCACTTTCCAGTGCGTCTCGGTTTGACCTCGGTATTCCCTGATCAACGCCAGGTTTCTTCCGTCCTCTTGGCGATCACTGCGAAACACACAACTGTCGCCGACGCGCGGCGGCAAATGCGGATTAATAAGCGCTATCGACCCCGCTTTATGCTCTGGTGACATACTGTCACCGCTGACGATCATTCCGTATCCATCGCGAACCCGTAAAAGCACGGCCGGGCGCGCGACCCAATCCACTGCAAGTTCCGACAATATCAAAGCCCCATCAGCGCCGCCCTGCGCAGTGCCCAAAATAGGCAAATCCATTTGGCCAAAAAGTTCTGCGCCAGGTACTAAATCATTTAAGCGGCGACTGTGTGCCTGTTGCGATGTCACGTCAACTAAACCATGACTAGAACTTGATGGTTTCTTCTCATAGTTGCGTTTTGGCAGAGTCGTAGACGGGCCTCGCAGCTCATTTTGAGACACGCCGAGCAATTCAGCGAGTTTGATGCGGTCCTTTTCCCGTAGTTCTGCGGGCGTTCCGCGCTTTAGAAACTGGTAGAGAAACGAATGCGCGCGCCCGATATGCAGTGACGCCTCTTTCATCGTCACGCCCATCTGTTCGAGTTTGTCCAGAATCAGTTTGCGAACCAAATCCATGGCTCCCTTTATAGGATCATAGCGGTTCCACATCGCTGCTGAAATACCCTATTGACAAATAGCAATCGTGCTATTAAACGTTACTATTATGGAGCCGCACCCCGAAATAGCCGATTTGGTCGCTGAAATTGACGCCTTCCTCGCATGCCGTGGAATGACGCCGACCGACTTTGGGATGCTATCGATCGGCGATCCTAATCTTTATCGGCATTTGACGAAAAATGGGCGCGAGCCGCGCCGGGCGACGCTCGACAAAATTCGGGCGTTCATGGAGCGCAAGGGGCGCGCGGCATGACCGCTCAATACATTTCAGTCCCGTCGTTCCCCTCCCGACCGACGGTAAACTTGGCGACGCTCATCAACAGCGTCGCCCCTTTCTTCCATGACGGCCATCGCGTTCCGGTGCATGCGCCATCTGTTGCGCAGCTCGACGAACAGCGCGGCGGCGCCGACGATCGCGAGCAAAGCGCCGGCAACACTGGCGGCAACAAGAGCGAAATGAACGTCCATGAAATTTACTCCGATCTGAATGACCGGAGTGAACGACAAGAGCGCGGAAGGGTCACGTTTATTGGAACCCGAAACCAAAACTGAACGGGAGTGTGTGATGAGTAACGAGGCAAACCTGAAGGCGATCACGCGGCACATGGTGGCTCTGGTCGGCGGCCCGAAGATGGCGGCGCACATCTGCGACGTTTCCGAAATGCAGATCAGCTACTGGTGCAACGACAATCATGACCGCTTCATTCCGCTCGATCATCTGATGCAGCTCAGCAATGCGACGGGCGGCGAATTCCTGGATCTTCTGGCGCGGCTCAGCGGCCACGAACTCATCCGCAAGGATGTGCGGACCACCGTCGACAAGGATCACGTCCTGCACTTCATCGGCAACTTTACCCGGCACGTCGCGGCCTTCAGCGCTGAGGTCATCGAGGCCGGCTCAGATGGAATCTACACCCCGAACGAATGCCGCAGGATTTTTGACACCGCTGTTCCAGTTAAGGACGGCATGACCCAGATCGAACGAGCGATCGGAGGGTAGCGCCATGACCCACGACACTCACACCCACATTCACGACAGCGATCCGCCACAGTTCTGAGCCGCGCGTCACCTCGCGATAGCGAGTGCGGCAAACCCTTGGAAGTTGGAAGGGCAGGTAAAAATGGAATGGCGAGTGCTCGGCTGGCTGCCGAGTTATGAAATTTCTGAATTTGGGGATGTCCGCCGTATTGGTCGCGATCCCGAAAAATTCATGAAGGGCAGGCCCAATCACGACGGGTACATAAGATTCAACCTCGCCGTCTCGCGAGGCAATCCCATGACGCTTTATTCGCACCGTCTCTGCTGCGAGGCCTTCCACGGACCATCCCCAAGCGACAAGCGCGAAGTGGCGCACTGGGATGGTAATCCCAGCAATAATCACTTCTCTAATCTCCGCTGGGCTTCCGCCAGCGAGAATGGGCTTGATCGCGTGCGCCACGGCAGAAAACGCGGCGCAATGAAGTTGGCGAACGAACAGGTTCTCCGAATCAAGTCGATCGATAGATGCGCCCACGCGCAACGCAATTCGCTCGCTCGCGAATTGGGCATATCACAGTCTTGGGCATGGAAAATCGCCAACGGCAAATGGTGGCGACACTTGAATTCGCAGGGATGAATGGAAATGGAATTGGAAGTATTGTTTGACGTGCCGCAGTCGGCTGCGGTGGAAACTGGTTGCTCAGAGAATACCTCGGAAGCCCCGCAATATCAGATCAAGAAACAGGGAAGCCCTCGTAATAGTATCTGGCGTGATCTGAGCCTCTGCGCCCGCGTGGAGAAGCTTTGGAAGGATCATAGCGCCACCGAGATCGCAGAAGCCATTGGCTCAACCCGCAACGCTGTTATCAGCTATTTGCACCGCGCTAATCTCACCAGCAAAGACAAATCGAAAGACCATCCGCAATACCGTCCCAAGGGAACCAGCCCGAAGACATCAACCGGACGATCCAATGCCCAGTTCGGTGCCGATCGCGCGTTGGAAAACAGGCTCCGCAGGGCGACCAAGCCCTCACCATTCCTTGTCAACCGATGCGACATTGAACCGCGCAACATCTCCCTGATGGATTTGAAGACCGGCGATTGTCGCTTTGTCTATGGCGACGGGCCGTTCCTGTTCTGCGGCCAGCCCGCCATGCCGGGATATTCATGGTGCACTGGTCATGCCGCACTTGTCTTCGCGCCTCGTCTGAGGGGGCGATCGGCATGATCGGCATGGATCAAACATCGGTGGCGTTTCCTCCACACGTCTCGGAGACCAGAGAGATTGTCCGCGCCGCCATGCGCAAGTTTCTCGTGGACTCGAGCGAGTTTTTCAGTATCTCGCGTGAACAGCATATTGTTGCGGCTAGGCGAGAAGTTGCCCTTCGTCTCAAGGATCGTGGCTACTCGCTGGCCAGGATCGGCAGAATTCTCGCGCGCCATCGCTCGACCGTGAAGGTTTATCTCTCTGATGATATGCGATCTGCCAAGCAGGCGCGATATATCGCCAAAAGCGGGCGAGTGGTGAGGATAAAGCCTCAATACTTTGAAGGTCTCCAGCGGCTTGCTGAACTCACCGGTACCTCCATTGAGGCAATCGTCAATCAGGCCGTCAGCGACACGCTGGAGGCCTCATGAGACACGAGCGCGACATTATCCCGGCACACGTCGATCCCATTATTCGCAGGCTGACTGAAGTCAGGTTGGCTTGGAATCTCTCGCTCAATGACGTCGCTAATCGCTGCGGCGCCGACCTCAACACATTCAAGCGTTACGAGAATGGCGCGCGATATCCCAGCGGCAAGATGTTGGCTCGTTGGGCTGACGTGTTGGGTTATGAACTTTCTATCTGGCCCAAGAGGTCGGCATAATGGGACGCAGCATCCTGCCCGAGGACAAAAAGCACGAATTGCTCCAGGTTTACCTCCATCTCGGCATTGAGGCATCGCGAACGCTTTGCCGCGAGTATGGCGTGTCGGAGAACTATGCCGCCAAGCGAGCGAGCGAGCGAGATGGGCATAAGTCACCGCAAAGTCTTTTTCGGCGCAAATGCTCGCACAACCAGCCGTGTCAATCACGCAGATCATCGCTGGAAATGGGCGGTAGAGCGCGGGGCAATCTCGCGATGAGCGCAATCACATTTACCCTGCCGACTCCTCCCTCGGTCAATAATTTGTACGTGAATTCATCGCGCGGACGTTTCCGCTCGCAAAAATACGACGAATGGATTCACGAAGCCGGCTGGGAAATCAAGCGCCAGCATCCACCCAGGATCAAGGGCCCGGTCAAGCTCTCGTTCGAATTCGAGGAGCCGAAGACGAAGCGGCCAGCTGACGTCTCTAATCTCATCAAGGCGCCGGAAGATCTGATCGTCAAGCACGGGATCATCGAGGCCGACCACAACGGCATCGTGCGCCAAGTGAGCGCCGCATGGTGTGCTGAGATCGAAGGAATGAGGGTGACCATTGAAGCGGTGGAGCTCGCATGAGCCAACGTGGGTACATTCATCTAGGTCGCGCTGTGTTCGATCATCCGATCTTCGCGCCGGAGCCATTCACTGAGCGCGAGGCGTGGATGTGGCTGATCTGCGAGGCGGCATGGAAGCCAAAGCGCATCCGCGCGCCGCATGGAATGGTCACCGTTGAGCGCGGCCAAGTCGCGCACTCTCAACGCTTTCTTGCCACCAAGTGGCGCTGGGATCGTAGCCGCGTGCGCCGCTTTCTCGCGCTTTTGGAGAGCGAAGAAATGGTGACCCAGCTTCGACCCAGCTTCGACCCAGCTTCGACCCAGCAAAAGGCCCACGAAACGACCCAGCTAACCATTTGCAATTACGACAAATATCAGCCGGGTGGACCCAGCGATGAGCCCAGCAATGAAATCGAAAACGAACAGGAAACGAACCAAGACCGACCCAAAGATAAAGAAATAAATACAAAGAAAGAAATTATGGGGATGGTTTCGAAGCCCTCCCGGAAAAAGCCTGCTCGACCGATGCCGGACATTTTCCCAATGAGCGAGACCCATCGGAAATACGCCGAGAGGCGAGGCTATCGCTACGAGACGCCAGTCAGCTTTGCGAACCTCAAGGCGAAGCCCGGACCTGCGCAGGAGATGTTCGAGGCGTTCAAGAATCACCACACGGCGAAGGGCAGCCTCTTCGCCGATTGGGACGCGGCGTGGCGAACATGGGTGGACAATCAGGCAAAGTGGGATGCGCAGCGTGGGCGCGCTCCAGCGTTGAGGCCGGCGCTATGACGCTAACCGCAAGCGATATCCTCAGGGAATTCCGGATCGTTGTCAGGCATCAGCGACTGGGCAACCAGAAAACAAAATGCCCGGACTGCTCGCTGACCAAGACAAAAAAGAACGAGCCTTGCCTGTCCGTGCTGATTGACAGCGATGGCGTTCAATTCAAGTGCCACAAGTGCGGGCTCAAAGGCGGAAAATTTTACGATGCTAAGTCCAAAGGCGGAAGCATGGTTCAGCTCCAGGGCGATCGATCTGGAGGTCGTCGCACGTATGGGGATCTACACCGCGAAGCGAGGTCCGGATGGCGTTAGGGAGGACATTGCTGGCGATCTTATCGCCTTCCCGTTCTTCGAGGCTGGCAAGGTTGTCAAAGAGAAATATCGCGGTCGCCCGAATTCGGACGGTAGCAAGAATATTACGCAGCGCCCAGAGCCGAAGGCGACGTTCTACAACGCCGACGTTCTCGATGATCCGGCCCTCGTCGATGGGACTCATCCGCTCGTGATTGTGGAGGGCGAGCCGGACTGCCTTTCGGTGTTGACGGCTGGCTATCCGTTCGTTGTGTCCGTTCCTGACGGCGCGCCACCTGCAGTCGGCGAGAGCGGCGAAAAACCTGAGCCAATGAGCGAAAACATCGATCCGGAAACGGACTCGATGAAATACATCTTCAATAACTGGGATCGGCTGAAAAAGATCAAGCGGTTCGTGCTGTTCACCGATCCTGACGGGCCAGGCTATCGCCTTCGTGACGAATTGGCGCGGCGATTGGGGGCTGTGCGCTGCTCTTACGTGCGGCATCCGGACTGCAACGGCAAGAAGGCCGACCCTAACGAGATCCTTATCCAGCGCGGCCCGGAGGCGGTTATAGCTGCCATTACCGGCGCGGTTCAAATGCCCGTGCGCGGACTGTACCGGATGAATGATTTCCCGCCTGAGCCGGTGCTAGAGCCGGTCTCTACGGGTTTCGGCCGCCTCGACCTGCCAGTTCAGAAGGGAATGGCCGGCCTTATGCTCGAGCTTGGTCTTTTCATGACCGTGCTCGGCGCTCCAGAATCCGGCAAGTCTACATGGACCACCCAATTGGCAGCGCATCTAGCGCGGGATCACGGCTGGAATATCGCAATTGCGACATTCGAGATGCGCAAGCGACAGGTCTACAAGCTGTTGCAGGCAGCGCTGACCGGGAAGGGCGAGTTAACCCGCAAGGAGTGGGACGAGACGGATCGGCTCATCAATCAACGCTTCACATTCATCTATAACGATTCCACCAAGACCGAGGACGAGCCGACCGTGGAGTGGATCCTGGATTGTGCCGCAGATGCGGTCATCCGCGACGATACGAACGTTCTCATCATCGACCCGTGGAACGAGGCCGAACATCCGAGGCGCAATGGCGAGAGCCTCACCGAATACACCGGCCGCGCCATCAAGAAGCTAAAGCGGTTTTCGCAGACGAACAATGTGCTTGTGATCGTCGTCATCCATCCGACGAAAGAGGGCGGACTCAAGGGCTCCGATCTATCGCTCTACGACGCGGCGGACAGCGCGCACTGGGTCAATAAGGCGGACTTGGCCGTCTTGGTTGGGCGCGATTACGAAAACGAACTGACCACGATCAAGGTCGGGAAGGTACGCTATCGGCAGACCGGTCGACGCGGCGAAACGCAATTTGTTTACATTCCAGAACTGGAGATATTCAGCCAATGAAAGAGATATGCGGAAAGTGCAAATACGCAGGCACGATGAAGTTTGTGGATGGGACGCAATATCTCGTCTGCCGCCGATACGCGCCGCGTCGGGGAGAGCCATGTGAATGGCCTATGGTTGAGGCGGATGACTGGTGCGGAGAGTTCGTTTTCAAAGACGCTGACCGATCGTTCTGAGGGAAGTATGAGCCGAAGAGAGCTTCCCAATCGCCGCCCTCATGAGGTCATCAGCTTCATTCACTGGGGGCAGAAGTTTCACGCCGGCATAGGCAGCGATAACCAGGCCGCTGATGTGCTTGAGGTGTGGCTCAATACCGGCAAATCAGGAACGCAAGCGGAGACACTAGCCCGTGATTCAGCCGTTCTCCTTTCTCTCGCGCTTCAGCACGGCGTTCCGATCGAAGCAATGCGACGAGCCGTTATGCGCGATCCAAACGGGGCGGCAAGCGGTCCAATCGGAGCCTTGCTCGATCTGCTCGCAGAAGGTGATGGACTTTCAGAAGGCAGATCTTCTGTTCCTGTCATTTCCGGGAACGACGATTCTGAATCTGCAAGTCGAGGGGAAATTGTTGAGGTTTGAGATCACGCGAGAGCAATTAGCCCGCGTGATTGAGACTGGAATTAGCAAGGTGGTTTGAATGACCGAACGCACAATCGATATCTTCGACCGGCCTCTCAAGACCTGCTCCGACTGCGAGCATTGGAGCGTGTATTACCGAACTGCTCCGCACGGATACATCCAGTCGGTGTGTCAGGTCGAGGCCGATAATCGCGATCACCAAATCAGGCGGGCGTCGGACTACTGCTCGAAATACGAGAAGAGGGGTTCATGAGCCCGGAACTAGCCTCGATCTGCGACGAATTCGCGCTTGACGTTGTGCCGAACAATGTCAGGGCCGGATACATGCAGACGCAGGCCGAGGACACGCTGGAGAGCTTGGTCAGGCTATGGGGCAAGGATCACTGCCGTTCGGTGGTTATGTCGCTCTCGGAGACCGGGAACGGCCATGCCTTCGGCCGCCCGGTCATATTGGCGGCAAGCGACGTGCTGCGCGCACATCCGGACTGGCTCGGCTCAAAGTGGTTCGACGTGCTCGACGGGGTGGATCTGATGGAATTTTGGGGCCGCGCCAAGGTCGGCGGGGTGGCTCCAGCCCGGGAATATATTGCTGCGTTGATTTGCGAGGAATTCGTTAGGCACAAAACGGAGACTGGACATGTGGTCGCCTGAGATTGTTCGAGCGAGATTTTCGGAAGCCGCTGCAACCGAGCGGTTCTTGCCGATCGATCGGCTGGGAACGGGCGCCGGATATTGGCCGCGGCATTTTTATGAACCGGAGGACAGGGAAGGCTGGGATGATGTGGCGAAGCTCGACAATGCGGCACGGCCAGCCTCGCGAGCACCCGATGGAGCGATAGCGCGGCACTGGGAATGCATGCGTTGGACAACGGAGCGCATTGACGACGAGCATCGCCGTCACTTGGTTTGGGCGTTCGCCCGGTGTCGGGCGTTCGGCTGGGACTTCTCGTCGTTGTGCAATCGGCGCGGTTGGAAAAAATCAACAGCCTATGACCGCCTGAACAAGCTTTGGGACCGCCTTTCGTTGGAGTTTTGTAGGCAGGGTATCTACCTACATCCGCCGACTGACGACTGGCTTGGACACGAAGGGGCTTTTGATGTAGATAGTTCTGGCACGCAAGATAATTCCGCCAATAAGACGGAAGCTGTTAGATACAGCCCGAGCGCCATCAAGTTCACCCCATCATTTCGGACTGAAGACTCCCGCGATCTGATCCAGACGCAGGATGACGCAGACGCTTTCGCGAAGATGCTCGAGCGGAGAAACGCTCGCCTTCGCAAGCTCAATGCATGGCGGAATGAGGAGGTCGCATGAGCGTCGCGCGGCACATTTATCACTACCGCCAAGGGCAAAACGTCCGGCGCCTCATGCTCTGCGCGAAGTTTGAAGCCTGCTTTGGAGCCGCGCTCATGAAGCGCGCAAGGTGGTTTCGCAACATTTCCCCGCCCACCGGACCCGTGTCCGGTCCTGACGAGGCGTAAAGGGCGGGATCACATCGGGCGGTTTCAGCATAACCGCGGGGCTGCATCACACACTGCCGGCCGATTACGTGCCGAGAGCCCCAATCTTGCGAGATCGCCCGAGCCTTCTAGAGACACCTGCTAGCGCGCTGAAGGCCAAGGCGTGAGTGGTGTGGCACCGGGAGAGACTGGAATGGCCTCTGTCAACGTCACGGTAACTTGCGATACGCGACTTTCGCGTCTGCTTATCGAAGCGCTGGCGCCTCTCGTTCGACGGGGAATCCTCGCGGAGGATGACCTGATCCGCATAGCGACGAGCGCGATACGCGTCGGCGCAGTACAGGATTAAGCAATGTCCGCTGAAATCATCGCGTTCCCGCAAGCCCGCGCCAAGACCGTCCGTCCCGTCTTCCCTTCCATCACCGGAAGCATGACGATCGAGCGTCACCAGATGTTCAATAACCTGGCTGATCGGATATTCAGCGAGGCGTTTCCTTTGGATACGGCACCGTCTGAGGTGTTGCACACGGACAATGATGGTGCAGCATGAAATGTCAGCTTTGCGGGCTCGTGCATGAGTTCAAGTGCCACCTGATCAAGGCTTACGACTATTATCCGGACGGAACCGTTAAGCGCGTCGAGTTCATCACCGCGGCAGATTTGGTGGAGCGCGACAGGCCGGCATCCGAAACGCTTCTTAGTTTGCCAACTCACGGCACACGCCAATGAGCATCGTCGAGGACTTCGATAGCCTGCGGGTTGCACTTGCCCAGCTCGAGGGCGACAAGGCAAAGCAGATCGCTGATGCGACCGATAAGCCAGTCACCGATGAACAGCGCAGCGAGTTTTACTCGATGATGTACGGCTGGGGCTACCAGGCGCCAAAGGAAGACGCCGCGTGACGCGAACCATCGAACGTGCAGTGCGCTCACCTCAGGTGCAACTCGGCCAAGGGCGCCAGGATGCGCTGGTCTGCTGCGTAATGCCGGCTCGATTGTCTGCCAGAAGCCGCGGCTATACCTCGGCGTGGGACAAGGCCAGGGCAGGCTACCTGCGAACCCATCCGCACTGTGCCATGTGCAGGGCAATAGGATCGACAGTCGAAGCAACAGTCGTCGATCACATCGTTCCTCACCGCAGAAATTCTTCGCTGTTCTGGGATAAGGCTAACTGGCAGCCGCTCTGCAAGCCGCATCACGACAGCACCAAGCAACGCAAGGAAAACGGTCGGATTGTTCGGCTAATTGGTGTCGATGGCTGGCCTGTAGCAGAAATATAAGCGATATCAATGGCATGGGTATGGGGGTTTATTGCCTGCCGCCAGAGGGTGCCTTGGACCGCTCCGGGTCAAAAATTCACACGAAGCCAAATTAACTTCCTGAGGTGTCTAATATGGCAGCCAGGGGCGCAAAGCCTAAGGCCGCTCATCTTCGCTTGGTAGACGGAACGCATCGCAAAAATAGGCACGGTGATGCGGCGGAAACGCGTGAGGCGGTGGAGAAAGCGGCCGCCAGTTTCGGAAAATTGACGAAGCCGAAACACCTCAAGAGCCACGCGGCCGACGCTTGGAAAAAATATATCGAGCCGGCCACCTGGCTGGACGCATCGCGCGAGCCCGCTGCGGTGGCGTTCTGCGAGCTGTGGCAGGAGTTTAGATTTGCGCCGGTCAGCTTTCCGGCTTCGAAGCACGGCCAGATGCGCGCCTATATGAGCGAGCTCGGCCTTACCGACGAACGGAATCGCGTGCTTGACGAAAGCAAAAAGGACAAAGACGAGTTCTTCGACGACTAAGAAGAAGCCTGTCGATCGGGCGACCGCATATGCCGAGGCGGTAGTTGCTGGCAGAATGGTCGCCGGACCTCACGTCCGTAATGCCTGCCGACGCCACCTGGATGACCTTAAGCGTAAGGACATCAGGTTCGATGATGAGGCCGCAGCGAAAGTGCTGCGGTTCTTTGAAGAGCGACTACGGCTGAGTGAAGGTCAGTTTGAGGATCAGCCGTTCAGATCCGCCCCCGCTCAAGACTTCATCTTGGGATCGCTCTTTGGATGGAAGAAGCTGGACGGGACTAGGCGCTTCCGCCGGGCGTATATCGAACAAGGTAAGGGTAACGGCAAATCGCCGCTGGCCGGCGGTGTTGGGCTCTATGGCCTAACGGCAGACGGAGAGGCGGGAGCCGAAATCTATTCGGCGGGCGCCACCAAGGACCAGGCTGGAATTCTGTTCCGCGACGCGGTGAAGATGGTCAATCGTTCGCCATCATTGGCGAGCCGGCTTAAGCCCAGCGGTGGTCCAGGCCGCGAGTTTAATCTTGCCTACCTGAAGAACTCATCCTTCTTCCGGCCGGTTTCACGAGAAACTAAGAAAACAGGTTCCGGACCGCGCCCGCATTTCGCTCTCGTAGATGAACTGCACGAGCATCCAGACGCCGGCATTATCGAGATGCTTGAGCGCGGGTTTAAGTTTCGTCGACAGCCGCTGGTCTTTATGATCACCAACAGTGGCAGTGATCGCAACTCGGCTTGCTGGACAGAGCATGAGCACGCGGTCAAGGTCGCCGCTGGTAACCGCGACGCGAAAGACGATGATGCTTTTTACCTCGGTGAGGTAATAGACGACAGCACGTTCTCATACGTCTGCGCGCTGGATGTTGACGACGATCCGCTTAACGACCCGTCCTGCTGGATCAAGGCAAACCCTCTTCTCGGCGTCACGATCACGAAAGAATATCTTTCGGGTGTCGTGGCGCAGGCGCGGGACCAGCCTCCAAAGCTGAACGGCATTCTCAGGCTTCACTTCTGTGTATGGACAGAAGCTGAATCGGCCTGGATGACGCGAGAGATACTCGAGCCTTGCTTGGCCGATTTCGACCCGATCGATCATCACGGAAAGCCAGTGTGGATGGGCTGCGACCTTTCGCAGAACAAAGACATCACGGCGCTGGCGTGGGTTGCCAAGACTGGTGAGGTCGAAGAGGGAGAGCATAAAGGTAAGCCGACCTTCGATGCTTGGGCCGAGATGTGGACGCCTGGCGACACGCTCGACGCGCGTGCTATTCGGGACAAGCAGCCTTACCGGCTATGGGCGGATCAAGGCTTTCTCAACACTCCGCCAGGAAAGTCTATTAGTTATCGGCAGGTAGCGCAGGCCGTCGCCGAGGCTGACCATGAATTTGATATCCAGTGTCTTGCGTTCGATAGATACGCGTTCAAGCGTGGCTTGGAGCCCGAGTGCGACGAGCTGGGCCTTTCAGTTGAATATGTAGAACATCCACAGGGCGGCACTCGCAAGGGCAAGCCAACGGAAGCTATGAAGACCGCGGCCGAAGATGCCGGTCGTGAGCCTGAAGGGCTCTGGATGCCAGGTAGCGTCAGGCACTTCGAAGAGTTGCTTCTAGAGGGCCGGATACGCATCCGACGCAACCCAGTCGTCATCTCCGCGATCATGAGCGCAGTGACGGAAAAGGATCGTTGGGAGAACTACTGGCTATCTAAGGAACGAGCGGTCAACAAGATTGACGCGGCCGTCGCACTAGCGATGGCAGTTGGCGCTGCGATCTCCTACGAGGGAGGGTCGCGCATGTCTGCCTATGAAACACGACCCCTGCTGGTCGTCTAAAGGAAACTAAATGGGCCTGATCGACTGGACCCGCCGCGTCTTTGGCGGCTCGGTCGAGAAATCCAACTCTATCGAGGATTGGTTCGCGGAGTTCGGCAGTTCTCCGTCCGCGACTGGGTTGAACATCACGCAATCGACGGCGATGAGTATTTCGACCGTCTATGCGTGTGCCTCGATCAGGTCGAAGGACGTCGCGCGGTGTACGCCACGCTTGATGCGTGCCGGGAGCGCCAGGTCAGAGACGCCAGTTGTCAATCATCCGGTAGCGAAGCTGTTTAAGCGGCCGAATTCTTGGCAGACTTGGACCGAGTTCTGTCGGCAAATGCACGCCGCTTATCTCCTGCGCGGCAATGCATATGCAGTGATTATGCGGGATGGGCGCGGCAATCCGACTGCGCTGATCCCGGTCAATCCTGATCTGGTCACGCTGTACGAGGGCCAGAACGGAGCGATCTTCTACTCGGTAGCGCGGAACGGAGTGTTCCTTTCTGCGATCCTGAGCGGCCAACCGCTGATGATTCCGGAGGACGATGTTTTTCATCTCCGAGAGATCGGCTTCAACATGCTGGTGGGTCTGTCGCGCATTTCGATTGCGCGCGACTCGTTCGGCGTCGCGATGGGGTTGGAGCAGCAAGCAGCTCGCTTCATGGCGAACGGCGCGCGTCCCGCAGGCGTTCTGCAGACAGACAAACAACTGACGAAAGACGCAGCCGATAGGCTGCGAACGCAGTGGGAACAGCTAAGGGCCGGCATTCAGAATGCCGGTCGCACCGCGATCCTTGAAGAAGGTCTTAAGTGGCAGGCGATGCAACTGAGCTCGGTTGACCTTGAGTTTATCGCCCAGCGGGAATTCGCGATATCCGACATTGCGCGCTGGTTCGATATGCCACTCTACAAGCTCGGCGTGAAGGCCGAGATGTCGCGGCTCAAGTTCGACGATGCAGACCAGGCGTATGTCAACACGACGATTATGCCGGACCTGGACGCATGGGAAGAAAAGTTCGTCCAGAAGTTCGATCTCGATGGCGAGAATCTGGTGGCTGATTTCGATGAGCGCCGGTTGCTCCGCGCCGCAGAAGCAACGCGCATCAACAACCAGCGCCTCAAGATCATGTCTGGAATCTCGACGCAGAATGAATGTCGCGCCGAGAACGGCGACCCGCCGCTTGAGGGTGGCGACGTTCTGCTGACGCCAGTCAATCTCGCGGCTAGTGGTTCGGACATGACGGGTACTGCGCCGGATGGCGCTGGGCGTCCCGACGCTGGGACCGTGCCAGATCCGGGCGCACCAAATGAAGAGAAGCCGAAGAAGTCGGCTATCCGACCGTACATCGTAAGCGAGCAGAGCTCATTCGTTCAGAACGCAGGCGGTAGCCTCACAGTGGCGCGAGCCGATTTAGGAGACGATTGATGAGGCAGCGCGCATTCCGTGGGCCTGATGCCGAGGCACTTTACCAGCGCGCCGGAAACTGGCTGCTCGCGACGATCTATCAGAACGAGAAGGCGGCCGGTTGGTGCAAGGCCAATGGCGTCGTTATTGCCAAGGCGGCTTCCGAGGGTATCGGTTCGAGCGGTGGCTTTCTTGTGCCGCGCGAGTTGTCGAATGCCATCCTTGATATTCGGGATGCGTTCGGTGCATTCCGGCGCCGGGCGCTTGTCGTCCCTATGGCGTCGGACAATACGCATATCTCGCGGTATACGGGTGGCGCTAGCGCCTACTTCATCGGCGAGGGTTCGACCGCCACGGAGACGCAGGCGAGTCCTGATCAGATTGGGCTGACCGCGAAAAAGATTGGCTCGCTAGTCAAGGTCTCGTCTGAGGTTGAGGAGGACGCGATCGTCGACGTCGTCGACTTTGTCGCAAACGAAGTTGGTTGGGCCTTCGCAGCCCAGGAAGATGACTGCGCGTTTAACGGCGACGGTACGTCGACCTATGGGAAAATGACCGGCGTCGGCAAGATCGTACTCGACGGCAACCACGGCAAGGCGAAGGTAACCGCTGCGAGCGGTCACAATACCTACGCAACCCTTGATACGAGCGACCTTGGCGCCCTGATGGGGTCGGTCAGAGCTTCGGCGTATGCCAACGCGGCCTGGTTCTGCTCTCAGGTGTGCTTCGGTAACACCTTCTGCAGACTGAGCGGTACCGCTGGCGGTGGCTATCTTGAGACGCGGACGGTCGATGGGGTAGATACCCCATTCTATCTCGGGTATCCCGTGATCTTCACGCAGAAGCTTCCGCAAGTCACCAGCACACTGTCCGGCAAGGTAATGCTTGCGTTCGGCGATATGTACGCGGCCGGCGTACTCGGCCAGCGCCGCGGCATTACGCTGGCGCGCTCCGCTGACCGATACATGGATAGCGATCAGATCGCCGTGCTTGCGACAGAGCGCTTCCACACCGTTCTCCACGACCTCGGAGACAACACCAATTTCGGTTCTCTTGCCGCGCTCGTCGGCAACTAACGGCGGATATCCTTTAATGGAACTCACCCGAAAGCTGCTTGATAGTTCGGCGCTGACGCTTTCTGATCAGCGGCTCGTGAAGGTCATTTGCTCGACCTCCGATCCCGACCGAACTGGCGATGTGATCATCCAGAACGGCATTGATCTGACGGCCTACCGGAAGAATCCGGTGGTACTCTGGGGACATTCCGCAGACGTGCCGATAGCGCGGGCCACCGAGATCAATGTCGTCGATGGCAAGCTTCAAGCCACCGTGCAGTTTCCCGCAGAGGGCGAGGACGAAGACTCGGATTGGGTCTACAACAAGATCAAAGCCGGCATCATCAACGCGACGTCAGTCGGGTTCATCCCAAAGGAATACGAGCCGGTCGATCCGAAGTCGCCATGGAGCGGCTATCGCTTCGATAAGTCCGAACTGCTTGAGTTCAGCTTCGTGTCTGTTCCGGCGAACTCCGGGTGCCTGATCGTCGGCCGGTCGCTCTTCAATGGTGTGGATCTTCCTCGGTTGCCGTCGATGGCGAAGGGTGCCCAGGATGGAGTTTCCACGTTGAGTGCCAACGATGACGGAAATGACGTAAAGGTGCCCCGAAACGTTCTCGAAGAGGCGTTCAGGTTGGCCAAGACCCCGCGTGCGATTCGCCAGAAGTACCTTGCCAAATCAGCTACGCCGGACTGGAAGGTCGGCGCGGCTCGCGATCTACCGATTGATGAAGCCGATGCCTGGGATGGCGCAGCGGCGGCCAAGCGCATGCTAGATGCGGCTGGGTTCGACGGCGATAGCCCAGATGAGGCCAAGGCCGCCCGCGGCTTCCTTATCCATGACAGCGCCAATCCCGGTCTGCGCGGCAGCTACAAGCTGCCATTCGCCGACATTATCGGAGGCGAACTCAAAGCCGTGAAGGCCGGTATCAGCGCCGCCAAGGGACGTCTCGATCAGACCGATGCGCCGGCCAGCGTGCTCGATGAAGCGCAGGCCGTGATTGACGGATACGAAAAGCGCGAAGGTGAGGGTGCGTCGAAAGGCGTGATTACTCCCGTCGTTAAGTCCGGCCGCAGCGTGAGCGCGGCCAACGAAGATTTGCTGCGCAAGGCCATGGACCACCACGAGTCCGCAACCAAGTGCATTAAACAGGTTCTCGACAGCAACACGTCTGCCGATGATCCTGATGGGGATGGCGATAACGACAGCGGCGAGACGATGCCGGATGTCGATGTGGTCGTTATCCAGCCGAAGGCCGTGGATCCGCGAGCAGAGCGCCTCGCCGAAGCCAAGGCTTTTAAAGAGCAGCTTAAGTCCCTGAAGTAAGGGGCGACACCGTCCGAAATCCATGAGTGACCCGCGCTGGTCTGTAACCGGCGGGAGCCGCGCATCGCGTCGCTGGCAATGCCTAACCGCGCCCTAAGGCAGCGCAATTCCCAGCGATGAAAGAACTATTTGCGATGAGCAAGAAGCACGAGCTGAAGCAGGCGCTTGCGAAAGTGTCTGACGAAATCGAAGTGATGGCCAGCAAGTCGGTCGACGATGGATTCCAACAGGACGTCTATGACGCACTGAAGGAGAAGTTCATCGAGATCAATAAGCAGATCGGTCGTGTCGAAGAGGCGGAGAAGATCGCCGCTAACCTCGCCACTCCGGTCCCCGGCCAGGATCGCCTGACCCCGTTTGCGCCTCCGAGCGCCCACAAACTCTACGGCACCCTGAAGAACTTCAAGGACCGCGAGATCGAAGGTCGCACCGTCAAGGCCGTCGATCAGGCCTACACCGCCGGCATGTGGTTTAAGGCGACGTTGATGGACAACGCCGAAGCCAAGGAGTGGTGCAAGTCCCGCGGCGTGCCGATCATGAAGGCGCAGGGCGAAGGCGTCGACTCTGCCGGCGGCTTCCTGGTTCCGGAAGAGCTGATGGCTAACATCATCGTCCTCCGCGAACAGTTCGGCGTGTTCCGTCAGCAGTGCCAGGTCGTCCCGATGGGCTCCGACACGCTGAACTGGCCGCGCCGTTCCGGCGGTCTGACTGCGTACTTCTCTGGCGAAAATACTGCGGTGACCGAGTCGCAGGCTGCCTGGGATAACGTCAACCTGACCGCCAAGAAGGCCGCCGTGCTGACCCGCATGTCGACCGAGATCGAGCAGGATGCCGTGGTCGCTATCGCTGACTGGCTCGTCGGCGAAATGGCCTATGCTTTCGCCTCGAAGGAGGACGACTGCGGCTTCAACGGTGACGGCACATCGACCTACGGCGGCATGCGCGGCCTGACCCAGCTTGCGGTCGACGGCAGCCACAACGCCTGCAAGGTGACCGCGTCGTCCGCCACCTGGAACGCCATGGTCCTCAAGGATCTGACGAGCCTGATCGGCGCTCTGCCGCAGTACGCCATCCAGAATGCTCAGTGGTATATGTCGCAGCAGGCGTTCTACACGATCGTCGCGACCATCACTGCGGGTGCCGGCGGCAACCGTCTGGACGTCCTGACCAACGCCATCGAGAAACGCCTTCTCGGCTTCCCGGTTGTGATCGCGCAGAAGCTGCCGATCGCGACCCCCGGTTCCGGCAAGGCGATGTTCTTCTTCGGCGACCTGACCAAGGCGTCGATGATGGGCGAGCGCCGCGGTGTCACTATTAAGCGTTCGGATCACCGCTACTTCGAGAACGACCAGATCGGCCTTCTCGGTACCGAGCGCTTCGACATCAACACCCACGACATGGGCGACAATACCAACGCCGGCCCGGTCGTTGCGATGATCTCGCCGTAGTCCTTCGAGCAACACGCGGCCCGCTCAATGCGGGCCGCATCCCTCTTCATTCTCATCTGCTTCGCCCGAAGGAGGGCACACATATGACTGTTCCGCAGCCCAAACTTATCCTCGACTCGGTGACGGGTTCTGGATCGGCGACCAACGCCGGCACCTTCACTTCTGCCAACATCGACACGCTCGGCGCCGACTATGTCTCGATTGACATTTCGGCAACCACGCAGTCGGCGTCGACCCAGGCCGGCTCTCCCTCCGTCCTGAAGATCCAGGAGAGCGACACGACGGTCGTTACCTCGTTCGCCGACGTGGTTGGCTTCCGTGGTGCCAGCGCCACCGCGACCAACGTCGACTTCGTGGTCGGCATCGGCAAAACCTCCGGCGTGAACGCCTACAAGTTCAACGTCGATTGCCGCGGCCGCAAGCGCTACCTGAACGTGGTCATCTCTCCGACCACGACCCAGACCTTCGAAGTCACCGCGAACGGATTCCGCCTCGAGCAGTCCGCGTCGACCGCCTCTAAGGCTGGCGTGCTGAACCTGGTCGAAGGCTGATCTAATTCCGGCCCGACAGCCGGAATGAGTTTCAGCGCTGAATAGATGGGGGCCGGGTGTCGGCCCGGCCTCCATCGTCCCTCCCGACAGAGGCAACTCTACAATGAGATATTCTCTTCCGAAGTTCCGGATCAAGCTCGATCTTGGCGCCGGCAAGGTGTCTCCTCCTGGATTCGTGCCAGTCGGGCGTGACCACGGCACCGAGATATTCCCGCTCAACTACGCTGATGGGTCTGTTGACGAGATCCGATGCAGCCACGCGCTTGAACACTTCCCGCACGCGCAGATCCCCGAGGTCATAAAAGACTGGGTAAGGTGCCTGAAAAAGGGCGGCAAGCTCAAGATCGCCGTTCCAGACTTTGGGAAGATCGCTGAAGACTATCTGGCCGGAAAACCAGCCCCTTATGAGGGATACGTAGTCGGCGGTCAGATCGATCAGAACGACTATCATAAAGCCCTGTTTGATAGGGAGCGGCTTCGCAAGTTGTTGGCGGACGCCGGCCTAGTTCTTACGAGGCCTTGGACAAGCGAAATCGAAGACTGTGCGGCATACCCGATTTCCTTGAACCTCGAGGCTCGCAAGCCGTTCGTTGATGAACTGAGAGTGTCTGGCGCGATGAGCATGCCGCGCCTGGCCTTCACCGATAATTTCTTCTGCTGCATGGAGGCTTGCATCCCGTGCAACGTAAAGCTCCGAAAGCACGGCGGGGCGTTCTGGGGCCAGTCGATGACGAAAGTCTTCGAGCGCATCCTGGAGGAAGATGATCCGGACGCGATCCTGACAATTGATTACGATTCGGTGTTCCTGCCGAAGCATCTAGCGCATCTCATGCAGCTTCTTATGCTGCATCCAGAAATCGATGCGCTAGCACCTATTCAGTCGTCGCGTCATTTGCCGACTACGCTTTTCACGGTCCATGGCAAGGAGGGTGACAACGCGCCGGCACTCCCACGAACGGCATTCGAGGGCGATACGGTGCCCGTAGCTACTGCTCACTTCGGCTTGACGCTAATCAGGACCGAAGCGCTGCGGCGAATGGAAAAGCCTTGGTTCCAGGCTTCCCCGGATAGCGAGGGGCGGTGGGGCGAAGGCAAGGTCGACGAGGACATCGGATTCTGGCGTCGCTGGGAAGCGGCCGGAAACTCGCTTCATCTCGCCAGCCACGTTCCGATTGGTCACATGGAACTGCTAGTGAAGTGGCCGGACATCAACTTGCAGACGTTCCATCAATCGGTGACAGACTTTCAGATTAATGGCGTACCCGAAGGGGTCTGGGAGTAATCAATGCAGGCCGAAGTGATCAGCGTCGTCACGACGCCTGCATCTAGCTACGATCTGGCATCGCTGAGCGATGTCAAGGACGAGCTCGGGGTCAAGGACAACTCCAGCAACGCTCTGCTGCAGCGGTATCTGACCAGCGCTTCCGCGGCCGTGGCGCAATACTGCAATCGAGTGTTCCCTGCGGAGACGATGACCGAGACGTTCTGGGCGTCGCGGGATCGCGGATGGCGCAAGGTTCTGCCGAGCGTGCAGGACCTTCAGCTATCGCGCTGGCCAGTGCAATCCGTGACTTCCGTGACTGAGAACGGCAATGCGCTAGTCGAGGACATCGACTTCAAGGTCAACGCTGAGAATGGCCAGTTGGTGCGCCTAAATACCAACGGATATCCGCGGATGTGGCCAGTGTATCCCATCGTGGTCGTCTATACTGGCGGCTTCGCAACCATTCCAGCAGATGTAGAAGACGCGGTCATCAGAATGGTGACGAAGCGCTATGTTTCGAAGGGGCGCGATCCTTCGCTGAAGCAGGAGTCGATACCTGGGGTTCGCGAAGTGCAGTATTGGATCGCGACCGGCGCCGATTCTGGAAACATGACGCCAGACATCACAGACATCTTGGATAACTACCGCACTCCAGCGATTGCCTAGGGATAAGCTGACAATGGATAACGCTGGATCGTACTCGCTCGCATCACTGCAGATCAGTGCGGCTAAGTCACTGTCGCTCCTAACGCCCATCCAGAACCTGGACGGTATGAGTTCGGTTTCGATCGAGGCTTCTTTCTCATACGGCTCGGCCGGCTCTACGTGTTCGGCCATCGTTGCGACAAGCTACGATGAGGGCACAACCTGGCGGCATGTCGCCCGATTCGACTTCACCACTTCAACATCGGTTAAGATCGCAAACGTCCAGGCCATCGCAGCTAAGGCCGTTGGCGCATACACCGACCTAGGTTCTGAGGGCGTCAATGATGGCGCACTCGGGTCGTGGCTGGCCGTTTATGTCGTGTCGACTGGAACCTATGCCAACACCGTCCTGAGTGTGCGCGCCGCTGTGCGCTAATGCCGCTAACTGCGAACGATATGGACTGGTTCGCCGCCCGTCTATCGATCGCTGTCTACGACACAAATCGAGAATTCAGAGGCAAACGAATGTCCGCCCAGAACATCAGCGGCCTTGCCGACGTCATTCGGCAGGCAAAATCGGCGCTGGCCGGCATTCCGTCGGTTGCGGCCGATGTGAAGAATACGACTGCTAGCGTCCTGTCGAAGGTCAAGCAGGTGCAGGCACTCGTTGGCGATCTGAAGTCAGCGGAAGCCGAGCTCGACGGCGTTCTCCAGAGTGGCGCGAACGGTGGTCCCCCTTTGGAAGCCTCGCAGGAACCGCCCGCGGCGTCTGCAGATACGCTCGCGCAACCTTCGCCGGTGTCTGATGTGGCGCCGGAACGCCTCACCGTTAACGGCGTCTTGCAGACCTAATGTCGTCGGCCGACCTCATCGCATCGCTGGATAACGCGCTGGCAGCGCGCGGCAACGAGGATATCAAGCTTCGTCGCTCAGTCGGTGTGACCAACAAGTCCAATGTGGACGTCGATATTCGTGCGAAGGTGAATTCGCCGAGTGCGAACCAATTGGTCGGCGACGTGCAGGAGAACGACCTGTTCTGCATCTTCTCGCCGACAGAGATCAATAACGCTCAATGGCCCGGCGGCCATCTTCCAACGTCGGAGGACGTGCGTATCCCCAGCATGACGCTCGGAGACCAGATTTACGCCCGCGGCCGGTGGCGCGCTGTTCAATGGGCTCAAGGGTTTTATCCTAGCGGCGAGCTTTGCCGCATTGAGGCGAGAATCCGCGGGTGAGCGTCACGACAAGCCAGGCGCGGCAGGCTGCTCGGACAAGGATCGAGGGTGCCTCGATCCTTGATCGGAAGTCTAGCCCGGTGTCCTTCCGCTGGCAGAACGAGGCGCAAGACTCGCTTGGCAGCATATCGCTTCCGGATACGCCGTCGCCGTTCGTCTACTGCGAATTCCTCATCGAGGGTGCCCGCGTTGCAGGCTATGGAGGCGGTAGGGGTGCGAATTTGTATCGCAATTCTGCTCGTCTGGTTGCTTACGTGCTGGTTCCTAAGAACGAAGGGCTGGACGAGGCTGAATCGATCGCAGAGCAGGTAGCCGCATTGTTTCGGTCCTACCAGGACGGAACGATAACCTGTTTCGATGCGACCGTTTATCCCGGTGGTGATGGAGTTACGCTGCATCCCGCAGGCCTGAGCTCGCCTGTAGGTTCGTACTTCTTCGCGACGACGGAAGTCTCGCTAATCTTCGATCTGATCGGCTGACATCTCACAGAGCAATTGCTTTGCGCTTCGCGTGACGCCCGCGCGAGCACAATAACCCATGCGCTTGGGCAACGCGATCTTCGCCGCGTCGGACGACGCCGCATTCCCTTAGATGGAGAAGTGAAAAATGTCGCTCGAGCAGGGCACGTCGGTACGCGTCAGTTACAAGGCCTACGCATCGGGCGCCATCACGGCGAACGCTGAGGCTGTTTCGTCGAGCGATCTCGGGGCGTCTAGTGCCCAGATCCTGCGTCGCGTCTCATCGACGCTCAAGCTCGCAAAGCAGACCTATCAGTCGAACGAAATTCGCGCCGACCACCAGATTGCAGATTACCGCCATGGCGGCCGTAGTGTGACAGGCGGCATTAATGGTGAGTATAGCCCCGGCACGTACTTCGATTTTATCGAAGCGGCGATGCTGGGCACGAAGGCATCGGCCGTTGCTACGTCTAACACTGATTGGACGAGTGTCGCAGCCAGCAATTCTGGATCGACGTTCACTGTCGCGAGCGGCGATCTCGTGGCTCTCGGCTATCGGGTCGGCGATATCGTTCGCTGGACCAATATGTCGGTTGCTGCGAACAACGCGACGAACTTCGTGATCACGGGGTTCAGCAGCGCAAACCAAGTGATGGGAGTGTTCCCGGCTCCGACCGATCAGACGGCTGACACGTCTGCAAACCTGACCACTGTCGGCAAGAACGTGATGATCCCATCAACGGGTCATACGTACCGTAAGTTCGGCTTCGAGCACTATTTCACTACGCTGGACTACCACAACCTGTTCACTGAATGTCGCATCACGGGCACGAAGTGGACGCTTCCGGCGACGGGCATGGCGACATTCGATGTCACCGTCATGGGCCGCGATATGGAGTCCGCTTCTGGTGCCTCGTCTCCTTTTTTTACTAGCCCAACTGCGGCGAATACCAACGGTCTGTTCACCGCGGTCAACGGTCTGCTTCGCGTCGGCGGAACGACAGTCGGTGTCGTGACTGGCCTTGACATCGATCTCAACAACAACGGTTCGACGACGCCAGTTGTTGGCCAGAACTTCGCACCTGAAATCTTCATCGGCCGCGGTGCCGTGACTGGCCAGATGACGGCTCTGTTGGATGGCGGAACGCTAATCGACGACTTTAAGAACGAGTCCGAGATCGACCTTCTCTGCTATCTGACGACAACCAATGCCGTGAACTCGCCAGCGAATACGATCTACCTTCCCCGCATCAAGTTGGGCGACGCAGCTGTGGGCGTGACCGGCGAGCAAGGCCAGATCGTCACCATTCCGTTCACTGCGCTTCTGTACGGAGGCGCGACGCCTGGCGTCCCCGCGACGACGATCCGGGTTTGTGACACCGAGGCTGCCTGAGCCGAGGCGTCTTAACAATCCTCTCCGCTAAGAGGAAAACCGCAGAACGCAGTGATGCGCCCTGTGGGCTAGCCCTGGACGGTCCCGCTGGCGGGCGGGGCCGTTCATCCTTCCACCAAAGGTGATTTATGGATTATGATTTCGGCGCGCTTGCGCCGGCCGATAAGCCGTTTCGTGTTGTTCTTCTGCTTGATGGTGAGTCCATCAAGGACGAAGAAGGGAATGAGGCTTACATCGATGTGTATTCGATGGATAGCGCAGCAGCTCGTAAGTATGACAAAGATGAACGCATAGCGGCATTGGAGTCTGCGCGCAGCGGCAAGCAACAGTCAATCTCCGATCCGCTTGAGCGCAACTACACTAAGCTCGCGGCGCTGACGTCTAGTTGGTACCTGGTCGATCCGACGACCAAGCTGTCGCTCGGCATCCCATGTAATGCCGATACGGCGAAGGCGCTTTATCTGCGTCCTAATACAGGTTGGATCTCGGATCTGGTCTGGCGGGCGTCGGGCAACAATGAAAATTTTATCATTCGCTCTGCGAAAGGCTCTACGCCTACGCAGAGTGGTTCTTCCGTAGAAGCCGCAGAGTAGGTGGTGCGACGGAGGGCGAGCATCGCCAATCGGCGGAAAGGTTCGCAAGGCTCATCGGCCGCCCGGTCGTCGCATCTGATCCAGAGCCAGAATTTCCCCACGCAATAGGCCATATCTGGCGCTGGTTTCAGGAAGTCGTCCGCGGCGTGCAAGGCAACGGGTTCTCCTATCCGGTAATAACCTGGACTGAACTCGACTGTTGGGCTAGCCGGACGCACCAGGAGCCGACGCCGCTAGAGGCCAAGACGATCATCGTTCTCGGCGTCATGCACGCCAACATTATGAGCGAAAAACCAACGACAGATGGCGGTAAAAACTAGGATCACGTCCTACGAGAGGAGTTTTCAGCTCATTCTCGACCGCAATCTGTCACCGGAGGCACGTAGTAAGCGTGTCGCGGCATTCGCACAGCAGGAGATCGACGCGGCCGATGCGCAGAACAGAACGGCTATCGGTAACGCAGTCCCAAAGACTGTAACTGTTGACGGTCGCCAGGGCGCTCCGCTCGAAAGCGTAAATCCAGATCACGGCACGATCATCGCCGAATGGCGATTGATTGGTGACGTCCTGCTGTGGATTTACTCAACGCTGCTTGCGAGGTCGCCTGTTGTATCAGGTGACTATCAGCGCGGGCATACACTCTACGCTGACGGCGCTAAGGTCGATCCTGTTCAGCCGCCAATGCTGGCGGGCGAGTATGTGTACTCCAATATCGTCCCATATTCCCGCAAGATCGAAATCGGCAAGACGGAATCGGGCCGCGACTTCGTTATCCAGGTTCCGAACCGCATTTACGAGCGCACCGCAGATGATGCGAGTAAGCGCTTCGGAAATATCGCGAAGATCAGATTTACATATCGCGACGCCGCCAGCGGCGCGGCGCGCGGCAACCGTGGCAATCGAGTTCCGGCAATCGTGGTGACGCTTAAGTGACCGATACTGTCGACAAAATCATAATCCAGTCTGAAGTCCAGGGCGCTTCGCAGACGAAGAGCGACCTTGATGGCATTAAGTCTGGATTGGACGGCGTCACCGTTGCATCACAGAATACCCAAAAATCGACCGGCTCTGTTGATAGTCAATTTGCGGCGCTAGAGCGCCGGGCCGGCACAACTGCTGGCTCACTTTCTCAGTTCGCTAAGTGGCAACAGACTGTCAACGCTGCTGTGGCGGTGAATCCCGCGCTTCAGGAGCGGGCTAATGCGGTCATGGCTGTGGGTGAGCAGCGTTTTGGCGGCGTAAATCAGGCGCTGCAGAAGCAGCGCGATGCGCTTGCTCAGGTAGCGATCACCCAGAAGGCTATTACTCAGTCTACCGGGATTGGCGTATTCAGCGATAGCGCTGCGCGCGGCTCGGACATCGCCGCCTATGGCAAACAACTGGACGATCTGCGCGCGAAGTATAACCCGCTGTTCGCTGCCGGTCAGCAGTACAAGGCAACGCTGACGGAGATCAATCAGGCGGCAAAGGTCGGTGCTATCACCGAATCTGAGCGAGCCGCCGCCGTCATGAATACGAAGGTCGCGTTCGTTGAGCAGGTCAATACGCTCACAAACGCGAACGGCCTCTATAATCTAAATGCAAAGGCGGTTAAGGCGTCCGCGGATGCGCACGAGGGTCTCTCGACGCAGGGGCAGGCGGCGTTCCATTTCGTTCGTAGCACGACAGAACAGCTTGCTATGGGCATTCCTATAACTCAAGCATTCACCAGCGGCATCAACCATCTGACTTATGCCTCTACCGGCGAGGGAGGACTTAAAGGCGCTTTCAGCGAAGTGACCGGGTTGATTGGTAACGTGCTCACGCCGATGAGACTAGCCGTGGGCGGTGCTGCGGCTCTGGCGGCTGGTGCGCTGTACCTCGGAAATAGCTGGTCTGAATCAAATGCTCAGGTTAGTCGCGCTGTAATCGGCATTGGTGCAGCCACAGGCTCGACCGCTGCGGACCTCGGCAACTTTGCTAAAGCTAATTCATCTGCAACCGGGCTCACTATCGCACAGGCGCGGGACGTCGCTATTGAGTTCACAAAGACAGGTGACATAGCGGTTAAGAACCTGAAGGGTGTCGGCGATGCCGTTCATGGATACGCGGTCCTCACGGGCAAAGATGCCACCGAGGCCACGAAGGACCTTGCTGGGGCGCTGAGCGGTGATCTGGTTAAGGGCGCCGAAGACCTTAACAAGACGTACATGGCGTTTGATTCTAGCGCCCTTGATTACATTCAGACGCTGCAGACGAGCGGCGAGCGCGCCAAGGCGGTGCAGTTCATCGTCGATACTCTGGCGCCGGCCAATCAGAAGGCGGCCGACAGCGTCGGCATCCTGACCAAGGCGTATCAGGCGCTAGCCGGCGCCATGTCTGCGATCAAAAACGGGCCCCCGGCAATTGTTTCCGGGACGCCGCAGGATAGGCTTCAGCAGGCGCAAACCTCGCGGGACGCAGCAGGCACTTCGCTATCCGGTCAACTTTCCGGGGGCTTCGGTTCGGACATTCTCGGCGGCGCCGATGCTGTGCCGATCCTCAAAAATCTGGACGACGCGATAAAAACTGCGCAGAAGGACGCGGCCGAGTTCGGCGGTATTGGCCAAGAGGCGTTCGTCAAGCTCTCGACTGAAGCAAAGAGCGCGACCGAAGCAATATTTCCGCAGATCGAGCAGATCAGGAAACTTGAGGTCGAACTTAGCAAGCTGCAGGAGGCCAAGGAAAAGGGCGCGGCCGATCCCAACGTCAATGCATCGATTACGGCCTACCAAAATGTGATTGCTGGGCTGAAGGAACAGGTCGCGACTGCTGACGTCTACAATACGCGCGTCAAGCAGATCAGCGCATCGTGGGGCGATGTCGATCAGGCCACAGCGATGGCGCTGCAGGCCGCACAGAATCAACTTCCGGTCCTGGAGGCGGTTGGTGGCGGCGCTAAAATGGCCGCTCAAGCCGTCGCTGATTACAAGAATTATATGGACCAAGGCAAGACCTCTACGGAGGCCGCCGCCCTTGCTGCAAGCAATCTCGCGGCGAGCCAAGCGCAAGTCAACTCGGCTGCACAAGGGACTTTAGCCAGCCTGCAAGATCAATATGCGGTTGCTTCCGCGAGAAACCCACTTGAAGCAGCAGCGGCTCAGGGGCAGGCCACCACTAATGCTCTCTTGAGGGAGGGGGTGGACAGTCAGATTGCCATGAACGTTGGCGCGCAACAAGAAGAAAATATCCGAGCGGCCATCTATCAGCAGATGGAGAAGGCCGTTCGTAAATCGCGTGATGCAGTTGATCTGCAGGCGACGAACGGAACATTGGAGCAGGCCAACGTCAAGCATCGCATCGCTTATAACGATGCGATCGACGCTGGCGCAACCTCGACGCAGGCTGCCATTATCGCGAATAACGCCGGCACCGTAGCTGCAATGCAATGGGCCGATCAGGCGCAGCGGCTGGCGCAGGCCTATGAGGATGCCGCGCGGGCAGCGGCCAATGGCGCCTTCAACTCGACCGCGTTCGGAGCTTATAAGGACACCGCCAAAGGATCGGGGATCGTTTATAATACGGGGGCAAACACGAACTCCGTCATGCCAATCGTAACCATTGATGGCGCCCAGGTTACTTGGAACAACCCGCTGCCAATTTCCGAGTTTGCACAATTAAACAACCTCAAGGAAATTTCACCGAATAACTATTCGAGTTTTCAGGCCCCTGTTGCTGCAGACGCGATCAATGCAGCTCTCGCGGCGGGCGGGGTCAACAATGCGATTGCGGCGGCTCAGTCTGTAAATGGCGACATCAACACGATCGATCAGCTGTATCAACTCAAGGTCGGCCAAACGAGCGACAAGAATGCGCAGGCCTCTATCCTGCAAGATGAACTTACATATTTGAAATCAAGGCCTGAAACGCTCGATCGCGATAACAAGATCGCTCAGCTGACGGATTCCATTAACAACCTGATCAAGTCCACGGATAGCCTGAACAGCACAAATCAGGATTTGCTGTCGCCGTATTATTCGCAAGATCCGCGCACGAGTCATATCGGCTTCCGTTCGCAGGGCATGGCGACCGGCGGATGGGTCGATGTGCCGGGCTCGCCGAGTGCCAATGACAACATGATTGCGACTATTCCGGTTGCTGGTGGTGAGCGCATATACGTCGATCCGAATCCGTCGAAGCGGGGTATGTCATCTCAAGGTGGTGGCGGTGGCGTCGTCATTAATCTCGGCGGTCTGACGGTCAACACTGGAGGTGCTCCAGCAGACTCCAACGCAATCGGCCGCACTGTCTATCAGATGGTGCAGTCTGCCGGTCGCCAGTTGCAGGCCGCTAGCCGATGACGATCCCGCTTTACCGACTGCCGCCCAATATTGAGATTGGGTCGCAGTTTAGTCCTGTATTTAGCAACGTCATCCAAGAGGCTGTTTCCGGGAACGAGCAACGGTTTGGCCGCTGGACCAAATGCCGCAGCATAGGGAATGTCGCGTATGGGTTGCTGACGTCAGACGATCATGAGGGCGACTTTGCTGCAATCATGGCGATCTATCGGGCGCATATTCAAGAGTTGTATCCGTTTCGGTTTCGGGACTGGAGCGATTACACCACGACAAACGAGCAGTTCGGAACGGGAGATGGCGCGACTACGTCATTTCAACTCGTCAAGGTTTACGATCCAGGCTTGATCCTGCTCGGCGTGACCGGAGCTCTGCGCTACGTCCGCGAAATCACTCTGCTTGCTCCCGAGACCGATCCAGTCATCAAGGTCGACGGCGTCACCAAGACGGAAACCACGGACTACACGATCAGCAGTTCAGGACTTGTGACGTTCACGTCGGCACCGGCGGTCAATAAACCGATCACATGGACTGGTGAGTTTGACGTCCCGGTTCGCTTCGATGGACCAATTCAACTGGCTCCGAAGGAAGCCAACATTGTCACCATCACTTCGCTTCCGATCCGGGAAGTGATCGGCGAGTCATGAAGGACTTTTCACCGCTTGCCATCACAAGCGCAACGGTCGGGTTTCCTGCGCGCATTTGTGCGATTACGCGGGCCGATGGAACGGTCATTAGGATCGCTGAATCGGACGAGCCTGTCGTGGTTGACGGAGACACATATTCCGTCATTCCCGGCCTTAAGATCATGGGGGTCAAGCATACTGCCAACGGAGAGACGCCCTCAACTGAGATCATCGCAGTGCATGCTGTCGGCGGGATCTTCAACACGCAAGATATTGAGGCAGAATTGTTTGATTCTGCGGTCGTTCAGATATGGATGATCGACCGTCTCAATCTGTCGCGCAAAGGTCTTCTGTTCACTGGATCGATCTCGGACCTGACTTACGACACGGATAATCTTGTCACGTTCGAGGTGAGAGGGCCGTCGATCGGCGCCAAGGTTGTCATGACGCGGCGTAGGTCTCCGATGTGCGGGACCGATTTGTTCTCGACCTTATGCGGCGTCGACAAGACGTCCTACGCGGTATCCGCGACGGTCGCGTCCGTCATCGATCAGTTTAACTTCACGGTTAGCGGGCTCGCACAGGCCGATAGCTATTTCAATCAGGGGCTGGTTTTCAAGGCCGCGGGCCGCCCGATCAGAATCGCCAAGTGGGTGCAGTCTACGCAGACCATCACCGCTTACTTGCCCTGTAACCGCATCATAGCCGCAGGTATGGCGATAACGATGTATCCAGGCTGCGACAAGACGATGGGAGCGAGCGGCTGCGGCAAGTTCTCTAACTGGCCGAACTTCCAGGGCGAGCCGCATTTCCTCGGGACCGCGGCAGCGGCGCAGACGGTCTAGCGTCCGATGGCGGATGATCCAGTATACTACACTGGTGGTGGTCACACCAGAACGTGGCTTACAACTGGCGGCGCGCTTGGCGTTGTCGGTGAGGTTGACGACTATGGAGTCATCAATTCTCAAGGCCAAATGGGCTGGATACCACGGATGCCGACCGTCACGGCGGTTCCGAACGTCCCGGTCGTAACCGGCGTCAATCCGATTGAGACGCAGTATTCGCTTTATGGGCACGTTGTGCCGCTCTCTGTCGGTGGCGTCGTCCGGATTGGTTGCGAGATTATCGCGGGGCCATGGATTGCTGACGGGCTCGCTTCCTTCATCGTGTCGGCTGGCGTCCCCGCCGATCCGACTGGAACGCGGGAATTGCGAGAGATTGCGTTTGACTCTGACGTAGTATGGCAGGGAAGTCAGGTTGGTGCCGGATCGCCCAGCTCAGCAGGGTTCTCGGTCGAGCCGTTTACATGCCGCTTCTACGATGGGAAACTGACACAATCTGCGGACCCAATCGAAACGGCGCATTTCGGCGCAAATGCAGTTGCGTATCGCCCCCAGATTCTGCTCGCTGTCGAAAATCTCCCGCTCAAAGGCACGAAGTTCGGGAAGATTCCGTATGTTGCGCTGCTCATCGCAGATACAAGCGGCGATGACGTCAATTACGGAGAGGCGTTTCAACGGTTGGCCTATTCGCCATTCGTTGGTTACACCTCATCCGAGTTCGAGACATCAGGGATTACCGATGGCCTCGTCAAAGGCGGAATGATCTTCGCCGATGATGCTGAATTCTTGGCGACGCTCCAATTGTTCGGCCGCTTCTATCCGAACTGGGATATCCTGCAGACGGACAAGCTTAGGCTGGTTGATCGTGGTTCCGAAGTGCGGGCAGACATCATTCTCGACAAATCGCGGATAACTGAAAAGGCGGTCGTCAGCCGGCAGGGAGAGGACGCGATCCGAAAAGACCTTGAGCTTTCAACGATCGATCCTGACGCGGATTATACGATCGTTCCCTATACAACGGATATCCCGCGAGAGCCGGTCGCTGTTACGGCGTCGGTGGGGGTGGATCGCGTTTATCTTCCCGCTGTCATGGATGCCTCTACGAGGGCCGCAGTCGCCACTCTGACCAAGTACACCGAAGAGCGCCAGCGCAAGACGATCCGCTTCACGTCCATGATATATGGACTTCAGATGGAGCCGGGCGCGTTGCTCGGAACCGTCAATATGATTGATGGATCCCCAGGAGAGACCTTCAAGATCAAGGAGACGCTGCACGGCGCAAACCTCGTGGTTGAGGGCACTGCGGTCTCTATGCTCCGTTGCGCGATCGACCGCGGGCCATCAGATGTGACAGTGGTGTCTCAGTCGGATGTTACCTATGACATTGGCCTTAGCGTCAATGTGGACATCCCGGCATTCAGCGTCGGGGATTTATTGATTGCCGCGGTCATGCACCGCGATACGTTGACGCCTTCTCCAGGATGGACGCTGGTTGACCACGCGGCAGGTCTTGTGACGTCGGCCTCCGTATCGCATCAGATCAGCGTCTTCCGCCGGGTCGCGCAACTTGGTGATACGACAACGACATGGACACAGGCGACATCGCAACGAATCGGCGCGCACATCATAGCCATCCGATCTGTATCGGGCTCCATCGACGTAGTAGATCACCAGACAAGTCATCTGGACGATACCGGCTATCGGCAGTTCCCGCTGGCAGAGGCCACAGCGACCGCTAGCGGTCAGATCGGCGTCGCCTTTTCCACGACAGCATTGCAGATCAACTTCGCGCCCGCTGCAATGAATTTCATCGCAACGGGCGGCACGCAAACCACGGCACAGAGCCAAAACGACAATAGGCTCTGCGGCGGATATATCCCGCTCAATGCCGGCGACAAGACGACCGGGATCGTTACTACAGACGCAGTTGCGGGCACGGGAGCGTGGGCTGCAGTCAGTTTGGTTATCGGGTGATATATGGCTGATCTCGATCACTGCATCAACGATATCTTTGAGCCGGGCAATATCGGATCGAGCGTCGGCACTCCGCCGGTCAAGATCATCAAGGGCACGATCTACACGCCTGACGATTATCCAGTCGATGGCGTGACGTACTCACTCGACTTCACGAAATTCTATAACAGCCCCTACCTAGGAGCTTTCTGAACATGGCTGGAGCTTGGGATACCCTGCCCATCAAGGATGGAGCAGGAACGACACGCACGTTCCGCGTCTGGGACGAAAGCGGAACGGGCTCCGGGCCGTACTCCTTCGGTCAGGTGTTCTCTGATGGCACCGGTAGCGCTTCGCAGCCGGGACAGGTGGGTTCGCCTGGCGATGTCATCACTGTCACCTTGACGGTCGACACAAGCATCTACGCTGATGGCGACGTCCTGGCGGATACCCAGACGATCGCGAATGCGATGCGGATCAACGGCGGTCATGGTGTGCTTCAAAGCCTCCAGCTCGTTGACCCTGACGACCAGGGCCAGCCGATGGATCTGTACTTCTTCTCCGTCTCGCACGCGCTGGGGACGGAAAATAGCGCCCCCTCGATCTCCGACGTCAACGCGATCGACGTCTTCGGGCCGGTGGCCATTGCTAGCGGTGACTATCGCGACCTTGGCGGATGCCGTGTCGCGTCCGTCCGTGGCATCGGTCTGATGCTTGAGGCCGCTGCCGGCTCTCGCGATCTCTATGTCGGAGCGATCAGCCGCGGTACTGGCACTTATGCCGGCGGCTCTTTGACGCTCAAGCTTTCATTCCTCTGGGACTGATCCATTGCCCCGCTACAGTGGGATGCGGCTGGCAATCCAGTTTGCTCCTCCGTCAGACAAGACGCCGCCAACGTTCCTGACGGGAACGAGCGGGTCTGTGGTGGCGTTCACGCATCTCGCGTTCACCGTCACGACCGACGAGAAATGCACGATCGCAATCACAGGCGGCGCCGACGCGACGCAGTTTGAGTTCGTCTCGACGGCTGACGCCTTCTCGCACGTCCTGCGTTGGGTCGGAAACGGAACGCGAGACTTCGGTGCGCCGGTCGATGCTGACGCGAACAACATCTACGTGGTGCAAGTCACCGCAACGGACGAGTCCGGCAACAACCAAACATCGCAGACGATTTCAATAACGGTCACGGCGTCGAGCGCGACGCCTATCGGCCTGCTCCTGGTGCTTACGAGGTAATCTAAGATGGCTGACAATATCGCCGTGACGCCGGGGTCCGGCGCGACCGTTGCTGCCGATGACGTTGGCGGAGTCCTGCACCAGCGGGTGAAAGTCACTTGGGGTCCAGATGGCACCGCAAATGATGCTGATACGGCGGCCGGCAAACCGCTGCCGGTGCAGGGCCTTCCTCAGACTTCTGGCGGCCTCTCGCGTAGCCGAACACTGATCCCAAACAACACGACCGCCGTTGTTGTGAAGTCGGGCGCCGGCCAAGTCTACAAGATCAGGGCGACGAACAACTCTGCCACGATCGCCTACATCAAGCTCTACGACGCGACGAGCGCGACCGCAGGCTCCGGAACGCCAGTCGACACGATCATGATTCCTGCCGCCTCTACAGGCGCTGGCATCGTCGATACAACCGATCTTGGTGTCGTCCACTCCACGGGCATCACCTTTATCGTCACGACTGGCATTGCGGACAATGACACGACGGCGCCGGCCGCCAGTACCTACGTCGTCACCATCTATTACAAGTGAGCGATAGATGACGATTGCAGAATTCAGCAGCCCGGAATTCCGCACCATCGGACTTCCAATGAGGAATTTGTCTCCGTACCTGCTTACCAATACCACCGACCTCGGCATCGGCGGCACCAATGTCATGGCCTACATGATCGGCCAGATTTGGTGGGAAGGGGGCGGTTCGCACACTGTCGATACGACAGGAAGCTCCTCGATCGGCTGGTACAACGGAAACGGCACGTTCAACAACGCCGGCACCTCGTTTAGCGTCGGCCTCGCTGCCGTAGATACGAGCAGCGGGCCGAGTGGCGTCCCCGTCAATTCCGCGGGGACTCCAACTCTGGGCGTTTCAGCCGTTTTGACTGGGGGCGGGGGCGGGGTCACCAACAACGCATGGAACGAAACCGTTCCCACCACAGGAAGCAAGACCATTGCCAATGGCGAGTTGGTGGCCGTCTGCATGTATATGGCAACGCGCGGCGGTTCGGATAACGTTCAGGTTCGAGGCGTCAGCGGCAATAGCATACTCAACCGATCAATGCCACATGTTGGCATCTACAGTGCAGGCTTCTCCGGTCAGAACCTGTTGACGAACTGTGCCATCAGGGCCTCGGATGGCGCGCGTGGATATTTTATCGGCGGCCAGATTTGGGCGGGCTCAAGTAGCCAAACATGGAACAATACTTCCGGGACCAAGGAATTCGCGAACATCATCCAGTTCCCGTACGCATGCAAAGCTTACGGAGCCGTTTTTGTAGCGGGTGTCGCCGCTCCGTTCGATCTCGTCCTATACAGCGACCCGTTTGGAACACCGACCTCACAGGCCTCCTTTTCCGTCAATGAAAAAACAGTTGCGGGAAACAGCACCGCCTCGACCGCCTACATGTTCACTACTGGCTTTGGGCTCACTCTCGCTGCAAATACGCCCTACGCGATCTCAATGAAGCCAACGTCAGCGAGCAATATGAGCCTCAACTATTTCACCTTTGGCGTTGCGGGGCACCAGACATCAGTGCCTGGCGGCGACAATGGCTATGCAGTCAGCCGCAACACCGGAGCCTTCTCCGCTCAAAACTCCCAGAAAGATCGGTACTGGCTCGGACTACTAGTCGGGGGCGGGGATACTGGTGGTGGTGGGTCGGTTGGAATCATAGGTGCTTAGCCAGCGCTGCGAGATGCGGCGTATTTCGTCTCGAGCCGGTCTTTCGATCGCGTAGTAGCTGAGGACCGATATGGCAAAAGTTCCGCCGATAGGTGCCATCCACATCAGCATCGACCACGTCTCTGGCGGAGCTGATTTGAAGGCGACCCATGACACAACAAAGACGATCATGTGTGTCATGTATATCGAATAGGAAATGACGCCGAGGAAGTGCAGCGGCATCCATCCAAGCAGACGTGACGTCGGAGACGTTTCGTCCGTTGCTGCCAGCACAAGGAACGGAAACACAAAGATCAATACGTGATTGTGCAGTAGGTCGAAGTACCAGAGGACAAGAACTGCGCCGAAGCTTAGCCAGATGACGGCGGAATTGCGCCGGCAGAACGCATAGATTTCATCCTGCTGCTCAAAGCTAGAGAATACGATCCATCCAGCCGTAAAGCCGATGATCCCGCGCAATGACGCGAGCCAGTAAGCCCAAGGGGTCAAAACTGCGTGCGGCTCAAGTAGAACGGGAAGTCGCCAATCGAACAGGCTCGTGAATAGCGCATATGAGAGTGCCGCGAGCCCGATGAGATTGAGGAGTCTGGCGTTTGCCGTCCCTGGGGGCTTCAGCCGCAGCAGCGCCGGAAACAATAGAAGATAGCAGAGCCATTCCACTGAGATAGACCAGCCCGGCGTATTCCAATGCACGCCGGTTGCGCCGATGAGCGGCCACGCGTTGAGCATTAACAGTTGCAACAGGAAGTCTGTGACGGCCGCCTTGGCTGGGTAGGCCACTGGGTCTACGGCAATCGGCACGACATAGACAGCCGCGACTAAGAGTAGCGTCACGAGGTAAAGCGGATAAATGCGTCCGAGCCTCGCCATAATGTATCGCGAAAACTGAAAGCCCTGAGCGCTATAGACGTAGGCGAGCGTAAAGCCGCTCAGGCAGAAGAATAGGTCGACGGCCGCATCCTGCCAAAGGACGAATGCCTGCAGACCGTATGGCAGCTTGATGTCGAAATGGGCGAGCGCCACGACAACAGCCGCAACGCCGCGCAATCCCGTCAGAGCCCGCAATTCGGGGCGTTGTCCAACCTGATGGAATTCCAATTTGGTCCAGCCTGCACTTTATCTCGGCAATCTTGCCTGAAGCTCCGGCTCCAGCTCGGTGCAACCGATCTCGTTGCAGCTCATCGTGACGTATCCACCAATCGCGGAACTGCTATCGGAGCGACGCTCGCCGGTTACCTGGTTAATGCTGGCCGGCCGATAAATCTTCACAACGTGCGGCTCACGCACGACGGTCACCAAACTGTAGGTGGCTGTGCTTCCGTTCGTGGATTCAATGGTCACGCTTGATCGGCCGGGCGATAGACCCGTGAAGGCGATGATGTGATCGCTCTTAGGATCGGCTCGCACCAACAGTCCGTCCTCTACCCTGACGGATTTGATCGGACGCGAGAAGTAAATCTGGGCGGTGTCACCGAACTTCAGGATGATGTTGCCGTCCTCCGGTACCGGGGACGTCGACTGCGAGATGACGTCTCCGCTCGATGTTGGCCCCGGTCGCTCGCGCGGTGGCGGCCCGCTCGATTGGTTCTGATTCTGGTCTTGAGCCAATGCCGGACTGACGCAGAGCAGCGCAACGGCTGCCCCTAAAGCAAATTGCTTCATGAAAATGCCCCTCCCTGAAAATGGGAGGGAGCCTATCCCACAACCTCAAATCGCACAAGATAGGGGAATTCCTCATGTTCTACCTTGGGTTAATCGTTGGCGGAGCCGTGGTCTGGTTCTGGAAGGACTGGATTATTGCGGCTTACGCCAAGATCAAGGCGAAGGTCTGATGCGCCTGATCGAGAACGCGAGCCGGGAATTCCACCGGCTTTGGACGATCCGCGTCTCGCTCTGGTTCGGTATTTTTACGGGCGTCGCGGCGGGCCTGAATGCGTTCGTCGATATCCTCAATCCGTACCTGTTCCTCGCGCTCAGCGTCATCGTCAATGTGATCCTGATCCCGCTCGCGCGCCTTTCAAAGCAGGCTGACCCCGATGGCGAGTAAATGGGCCAAGACGGCAGGGGCCACTGGCTCCGCCGCAGTGATTGCAGCGACCGTGACTTTCCTTCCCGCCTGGGAGGGGATGGATAGGGTAGCAAAACGCGACATGATCGGGACGGGGCATCCGACGACTTACTGTTACGGGCAAACCGACGAGTTCGGCACCGTCAAAGTCGGCACTCGCTTTACCAAGGCGGAGTGCGACGAGAAGCTTGCGCAGAGCCTTCCGAAGTATCTCGCAAAGCTGGATGCGTGTCTGAAGGTTGAATTGCCGGTCAAGACGAAAGCCGCTCTCCTCGACGCTTCATACAATGCCGGCACTGGCGCGGTGTGCAAGTCACCCATGGTCGCCAAGATGAACGCGGGCAAGATCGCGGCCGGCTGTGATGCGTTCGATGGCTGGTACGTGCGATCCGACGGCCAAGTTCGCAAGGGGCTCGTGGCGCGCCGGGCCGGCGAAAAGCACGGCGACCACCGTAAGAGCGAGCGGGCTCTGTGTCTTGAGGGTGTGGACGAGGGTCTCCCGAAGCCGGCAAAGAAGTGGTGGCAACGATGAACTGGCTGTTTGGCTGGTCGATACACGCTGCGTGGGAATATATCGCCAGCACTGCCACTCTAGCGAACCTCATTGGCGCCGCAGCCGTGGCTGTCGCGATACTTCTTCCCAAGCCGCTTGATTTCATCACCGACCTTCGCAAATGGGCAATCGTGGTTGCCGTCATTGCGTTTGGTTACTCGTCAGTTCTTTTCAAGGGATATTCAGATGGGCTCGCCGTCAAGCAATCCGAGTGGGACGCCGCCGTGGCTCGCGAAGCTGAGAACAATGAGGCCGCTCGCGCTGAAGCTGAGCGCGATATCGGTCCTGTCAGTTCTGATCGCAGGGTGTTCGCATCTGACCCCGACAACCGCAACCGCGTCGGGCGGAAGCAAGCCTGCCCTTGAGAAGAAAGCTCGCTGCGGCGGGGTGAGAAAGATCAAGTACGACGGCACAAACGATACATTTGAAACAATATGGCAGGTGCGAATTCATAACGCCTGGGGCCGCAAGCGGAAGTGCTGGAAATGACCGAGGCGGAAATCAAGACCGTTGTTGAGACGACCGTTTCAAACGTTCTGGCTAATCTTGGCCTAGATGCCCAAGACCGCAAAGAGCTTCAGGCCGATCTGATCCACCTCCGCAAATGGCGCAAGAGCGTGGAGCAAGCCCAGTCCTACACGTTCAAGGCTGTCATCACAGTCATAGCGACCGGCTTCGTCGGCGCCGTCTGGATGGGCATCAAAACAGCGTTGGGCAAATAGCATGTACGCCTTCCTGATCGGTGTCACCATTCTTCTTCCGCAGGAACAGCACAGGTTCAACGTCTACTCGCCGGACCAATATGCAGAGCCAATCTGCATGAAGTCTGCGCATGAGATGGCCGAGCGCATATCGGCGATCACCAAGGCCAAGATGCCGCATGCGCTGGTTCGCATGGAAATCTCCTGATCAAAGCTAGAGACGCGGAAAACCTAATGTACGACTTCTGGCTTTGGTGGATCGCGGCGTTCCTCGCCGTGGTCGGCGTGCTGGCTATTGCCTGCGCGATTCATGAATGGTGGTTATGGAGAAAAGACCGTGATTAATTTCCGCGGCCTGCTTTTTGTTGCGTTTTTTACGTTTGCATTTGTTTCCCTTGCATACGGGCACGATCACAACCATCCAGAGCTTGACGATTGGTACGCATCCCTGATGCAGCCCGACGCGCCTCACGCATCTTGCTGCGGAAAAGCCGATGCCTACTGGTGCGATGATTACTACGCGCGAGACGGCAGGGCGTTCTGCAAGATCACGGACGATAGGCCGGACGCGCCGCTGAACCGGCCGCATATCCCGCTCGGGACTGAGATCGAGATTCCGCCAAACAAGCTAAAATGGGACCGCGCCAATCCAACAGGCCATGCGGTGATCTTCGTCCGAGGCGGCGCATGGGGGCCGGGGTTATTCACAGTTTTCTGCTTCGTCCAGGGGACGGGGATTTAGCATGGCTTGGTCCCCGCCGGTCTCCGACGAGGATTTGCAACAGGCAGTGCAGGTCGTAAAGGCTCTGGGCAGTCAGGTTGCTGCCGCGGCGCACTTGGGCATGTCTCGGGGCGGATTGCAGTCCCGGCTACGCGCCGCGGCGCTTCGCGGCTTCCTGCTCGACGAAAAGCCAGCGATGCCGGGCTTCCGGATATCGCAGGTCACGGACACCCCGAATGGGAAGTTCATCCAGCAGAAGCCTGAACATGGCGAAGCGTTTGAAGTCCCCGCAGGGCACGTCATCAAAGGCGTTTCGGCTCTCGTCAATTCCGATGGCGAGGAAGTTCTCAAGTGGATCAAGACCAAGGAAGGGCAGCTTGATCCACTGGCCATAGCCGAATCGCTGAAGGACGCTTTCAAGGATTACAAAGGGTCCGCTAGGCCAGCCAGGGCCCCACAAGCGGCATCCGCCGACATCCTCACCGTTCTGCCCTGCAACGACTGGCACATCGGAATGTTCGCTTGGGGCAAGGAAGTCGGCGGCGAAAACTGGGACCTCAAGATTGCCGAAGAGACGATTGGGCAATCGGTAGAGGATACGGTGGCCCGCTCTCCGTCATCCGGAGAATGCGTAGTGCTCGGCGGCGGAGATCTGCTTCACGCCGACAACTCGGAGAACAAGACCTCAAAGTCAGGCAATGTCCTACAGGTCGACGGACGCTATCAGAAGGTCGTCGGCGTGGCTGCCAAGCTGATGGTGCGTACTGCTGATGCAGCTTTAAGGCGGCACGATCACGTAACTCTGCGCATCCTGCCGGGCAATCACGATGAGCATAGCGCGGTTGCGGTCGCGTACTTCCTGCTGGCATGGTATCGCAACGAGCCGCGGGTGACGGTTGACGTTGACCCGTCGCTGTTCTGGTGGCGTCGTTTCGGCCTCGTGATGCTTGGCGCAACCCACGGCCACACAGTTAAGATTGCCCAAATGCCAGCCATCATGGCCGCGCGTCGGCCGGAAGACTGGGGCGCAACCAAGTTCCGCTATGTCCACGGCTTCCACCTACATCATGCGGCGAAGATTGCCACTGAAGGCAACGGCGTGATTTGCGAGGTGCATCAGGCGCCAATCCCACAGGATGCGTGGCACCATAACTCGGGCTTCTTGTCGGGCCGGTCACTGCAGGCTATTACCTACCACAAGCTCTACGGAGAAATAGGCAGGGTTAGGACTGCAATGTTGGATGCCGGCCTAGGGAGTGAGCCAGCCTCAATTCTTGCCTGAGGCAATGTCGTTGATCGCTTGACGGCTGACTCCGAACTTGGCTCCGATATCTACCCGCCTAAGTTCTCTTGCTGCGATCATCTTCTTGATTTGCCTGACGTCCGCCTCGGTGAGTTTCGACATCCCATGGCGTTCGCCGAGTTGGTTCACTCCGTGGTTGACCATGTCGCGATGGTTCTCGGCGTGTGTAGCCCAGTAAATGTGGTTTGGATTCACGCACCCATGATGCCCATTACCGCAAGTGTGAGCTGCCTCCATTCCGGGTGATGGCGGCTTCCCCTTGGCGATGGTGCACATCGCTCGAGCCGCAGTGCCTTCTACGCCGTCAAGAGTAACGTAGCCTCGTTTGGCTGACGAGCCAAACGGCCACGGTATGCATTTGGTTTCGGTCGTACCAACGAGCGATTCCAGAAACCTGATGTTCTCGCCATAGAACGTGCCGCCGCCAGTAGGGCTTCCATGACGCATGAAGCGATGATTGTGCATTGAACAGAGCTGCCGGCTCTTGATCAACACAGGGCGGTCGCAGCCGCTGACGCAGCAAATGTCTGTCATGCGACATAATATAAACCCCGCCACAAACAAATCAAGCGTCTCAGCGGAGTGCGGGGGCATGACGGTTGTTACTAAAATCGCGAAGGCAGTATAGCCGATGGCCTATCGGATCAAAGAGGTCGACGCCTCCGATGACGAAATCGCAGATATTATCCGAGGGTTTAACCGCGAGATCGGACAGTTCCCAGAGCTAACCGATGCTGAGCTAGATGGCTTCCATTGCCATTGGTGGCTGGCTTACCTCGATAAGGAGCCGGTCGGCTTTGCTGGCGTTGTGCCTTCTCAGCGCTTGCTGAATGTCGGGTACCTCAAGCGGGCAGGCGTGATGCCGGCCCATCGAGGCCATGGCTTGCAAGTGCGTCTGCTGAAGGCGCGCGAGAGAAAGGCGAGGGCGATCGGCTGGACGCACCTCGTCACTGAGACGACAAACACCGTCCATTCCGCCAACAACTGCATCCGGGCCGGTTTCAAGCTCTATGAGCCTGAAACGCGCTGGGCCTACGAGCACAGCCTTTACTGGATCAAGCGAATCTAACCAAAGGAGCACTGGGAATGGCCACGACTCGGCTCACAGGTACCGATGGGAAGCAGTACGACGTTGATTATGATCCGGGCATTGCGGCCCTTGGATTGGATGATGCGGCACAGGTCGCAACGGTTAAGCCTGCGACGGTGACGATCAGGTCCGTGGCGCCGGTTGTCGTGACCGCGCCTCCGCCTCCGCCGCCCGTTGTGACGCCCAGCACTGCTCTCGCCGAGGCCATCAGGCAGAACACGGTGGGCAACAGCGAGGGATTTCCAAAGGGCGTCCCAACGTCATACGACTGGTACAAGGGCAAGAAGGGACTTGCTGGCCTTACGCCGGCACCCGCTGGCTTTACAGCCATGACGGGGTGGGGCGTGATCTATCAGCAGGTAGGCGCTCCGGTAAGCCCTAATTCGAAGGCCGCCGCAATCCAGATGCATAACTTCAAGGCCTATGTGCATCTCACCGATGGAACGTGGCTCAAGGTTCAAGACCAGGCAACGATGGCGATCGACGGCGCGCACTTCGCCGTGGACTTCGCCGGGAACCAGAACACGCCGTGGAGCTCACAGAAGCTGGCTGATGGCTCCGTGACGATGGACGCGCCTACTGATCAGTACAACGATCATTTCTACCCGAGGCAGCGCGGGGTCTTCGCTGCCGGTAAGGCGGACGGCGTCTATGTCGTCTGCGACATGAAGATCAACGATCCTGCGGCCAACTTCGTCGTCCAGATGGGGGCCGACTGGTGGAGGGACGCCTCCGCGCCGTATCTCGCGGACTTCAGCAACAATCCCGGCCTCGGCATGGCGAACTGGATCAAGCTGGGAACGGCGTACAGGACGCTTTATTACACGTCGCTGAGCGCGGCCCAGTTGACAGCCAATCCACCTCCGGGATTGAAATAGCCGACAGGTCTCAGAGCTAGGAAGACGGACCGCCTCGGAGCAATCCGGGGCGGCTTTTTCGTTTCAGGGCTCCACGATGATCCGCTCGGAGCGGGAAAGGGTGGATAGAGTGGCGTGGGGTCCGTTGGCTACATCCCGTTTCTGGGAGACTGCGACTGACCACATTGCTCCGGTGCCTAATCCCGGACCACTAAGGCTCCACAATAATCCGTTCGCTCCTGCGCAGCGTCGCAACCCGCTTCGCCTCTTCCAAAGCCTGCTCGTAGGTCATCTGCTTCGTCATTGGCAGGTAGTGGTCCTTTGCCGTCACGGTGCTGGAAACCAGCGTGAAGTACCAGAAACGGCGTCCTGCGGGCTTCTGGTTGTGCTCCCGCTCGTAGCGGGCGGTGTGGACTTCGATCTCAGGCATATCAGCCGAACTTGGCCTTCAGCCGCTCGTAGGTCGCGCGCTCGCCAGTCCGGCGCTCAGCCACGTATTTCTCACACCGCTTTATCCGATCAGCCACCGTCTCCGGCGACTCCGGTCCAATGTAATACACCCGAAGGCTTTTCGGCGCATCGTATCCAGGATCGTGCATTTCCACGCGAGCCGACGCGCGATATGTCTCCGGGATCGCAGAAACGGCCTCAGCGATTAGCGTCTGAAATTCTTCTATCGTCCAATCGCCATCGTATTCGTACAACACATCATGGCGAACGGTATGTGGCTCATCAAACCCACCGCCAGCGTAGCCTGCCGCAATTCGGTAGCCCTCTGGGTCGTTCTCAAAGGCCATTCAGCTTCTCCAGCTCTTCCCTCGCAAATTCCTTCGCCTTCTCCAATGCCTGTTCTGACGTCATAGCGTCGGGCCGTAGGCGCCTGGATTTCTCATCGTCGTAGTAGAACCAGACACTCTCGCGCCCATCTGAATAATAGACCTCAAAGCTGCCTGTCTTCGGGACCGCCTCTGGCGTCCTGCGTATCTTGATCTCGACCATCCCCGCAGGCTATCAGGCCGCAGCCGGCGAGGGGAGTCAGTCGTCTTTGAACTTCTGCCCGATGAGCTGGTAAACCTCGCCCATGGCTTCGGCCGCCTTCTCGATCGCCTTCTTCACGTCCGGGAATTCTTCGGCGCAGCGGGTTCGCAGCACATGGCTATCCCACGTATCGATAGCGATATGGGCGGAGTGCATTGCTTCGTGGGTGTAGCCGTCGTTGTATGCATTATCCATGACGCCCTCCTAAAAGTGAACCAAGCTCAACCATTTTCAGACGCCCGGCCGCCACCTCTCGATCCCGCCATTTCTTTCGGCGTTCATCTGATGCCGCCTTTTTGGCGATCTTTGCATCCGCTCGGTCAGCCTCGGAAATCAACGACTTCGCCAGATCCCTCGCTTGCGCGGTCGTGAGATCGGTTGTTCCTTCAACCTTGACGCTGTCGCTTTGCCACCCGCGAGCGTTCAGAACGACGCGCACGGAGACATGGCCATCTTTGTAAGACTTCTTCGCATTGATCGCAGTCATCAGAACTTCCTCAGGGGGATCGGGGAGGGGGCTGGTCTGGTTGCTTCCTCTTGCGCCTACTTGGCCGCTTAAGTTGCTCTAGATCGCGCCATACGATCACCAGCAAGTCGATATATTGCTTGGCAGCTTCCTCGCTGAGAGACTTTACCGCTTCATTGATGGTCCACCCGACCTGAGCCTTGGCGGCCTCGATCCCATCGTTAAAGGTATAGGTCGCTGGCATGGATGCTCCTGGCTTAGGTGCTCTGCTCCCACTCGCGGAGCATTTCCTTGATGGCCTGATAGGCCTCGTAGTCGCGCCGATCGATCCGTAGCATATCGGGCTGTTGGTAAGTTGGCGGCCCTAGGCTTGGGTCGTCCAGCTTCACCATCCAAGACTTTCTGATAGCGTCCGAGAGTGCCCGCAGAAGCAGTTCCTGCTCAGCGATCTTCTTTGACGCCATGTCGAAGTATTTGCCGGGATTTGCCAGCAGATCCTGCTCGGTCTCCTTTACAATCCGAAGCAGTTTGGCGAGCCGCCGGGCGTGTTCTCGGTCATCTTTCCCGAAATCGTGGTCAATAATTTCGCCCATGGCGTACTCCCTGTTTAAGTGTCGGCATGCGTAGGCACGGGCAGATCCAGTTCCTTCAGGTCGATCCCGTACTTCGGCGCCACCCACAGCAGAAAAGTCCCGGACTGTCCGGTCTCGCGAATGAATTCGCGCATCTGCGCCAGCTTTCTATCGGCCTCTTCTAATTTCTGGTTGACTTCTTCCAGCTCGCGCTGAGTCTTTTTCCGAGCCGCCTGTTCCTCGAAATATAGCGTGCTGTATTTGGTCATCGTGTCATACCAACATGCTGTTTAGAAGCTACGTAGGGGCAGCATAGTGTACCGCGGCGTCGGTCCACCGTGGCCTGCTGGCGGCTCGTTCTTGTCGCAGAAATTCTTCGCCTGCTGGTACGTGAATCGCTCCAGCATGTACTTGTTGCTCCAGGCGTCGTAGATCTCGAACCACATGGCTCACATCCTATTTGCTGCGCGGTAGGGGCTTGATGGGTTCGAGCCGTCACCGCGCGTTAGCTTTTATCAACACGGCCGGGCTGCCGCCCCTTGCCTCCGCATGTGACCCAAAAAACCAATCCTCAGGATTGTGGTGGTTGAGATCCAGTTCAATCTGCTCGGGCACTCCTGCGTCATTGAAGCCAGATTCATACCCGCGGACTACTACTCTGCAGCCCCCAGGAAATTTCATAAGTTCTCCGATCAGTTCGGCGACCGTTATCATTTCTTCCTCGCATCTTTAGACGTTGGGTTTGTGGAGCGCAGTCGGCGCGATAGCCGGAATTTATGGCACTCGCACGGCTTCTGCATATTGATGGATTCAGTACTCGCGGCGAATCCGGCGTGGCCGGCGAAGCAATCGAACCCGCCGGCACAATGGATGCCCAGCGTGTGTCCGCAGACGCACATGCGATCGAAGTTCCCGAAGTACGAATATCGGCCGGTCGCCTCGTCGCGATATTCGTTCTTTCGTTCGCGTGCCATCGTGTCACTGGTCAGCAGTTCTACTTCATGATGATGGGGGTTTATAAAGATCGGTCTTGTCGGCGAAAAGGACCACTCTTGATCTTCTGGATCTTCGCTGAATTGCGGTAAAGTTCGCCAGCGCCACGTTGCGAGGTTCTCTTTGCTCACGCTTCACCGCCTCCTGCTCAAGAGCGTGAAAGGCCCAAGGCGACGAAGCCTTGTTGGAGGCCGAAGGCGGCACCCATCACGTCGTCACCGCTGAGCATATAGGAGACCGTTCTGGTGATCTCGCGGCCGGTGAACTCGTCAGGGCCTGGAGAGTATTCGCGGAGGCGCAGAACGTCGCCGCATTGAAAGTCGCGGTCGTTCTTTCTGATCTCGAAAGGCTTGCGCCCGTCTGCAATCGCATCGAAGTAATCGGGCCAAACCTTGAGGTCATGCTGTTTCATGGTGCTGTCCTCGGCTCGTCTGTCATCGCTATGTGGCTGCTCAAGATCGTTCTCTTGCTCTTTAATCCAATCCTCGTGTTTGTCGTTGCGCTCGCAATTGTAACCACATTCACACTGCGGCCAGTCGCACGCGAGTGGGGTAATTTTCGGCCCCTCTGGAGCTTGCGCCTCAGGAAAGAGTAGCGTCATCCGGAGGGGCGTCTTCCTTGTAGCGAGCATCGTTGAAATAAGGATCTTCTGGAAGAACTTCCCCGAGTTGCGCCGCTATCTGTCTGATTTCAAAATAAGCTTTAGAGCCAACAGGCGCACCGTTTGCGAAGATCAAACGATTGATCTTGGTAAAGTGCTTTCGGAGTCGTCTATTTTCAGATTGAAGGCGAATAACCTCGTCAACAATTTGTCTGCCAAGCTCACGAGTAGCTTCGTCAACCATCATCGTTCTCCATTCAGGTGCTGGCATAGGCCTTCGACGGCAGCTTCAGCAGGCAACTAGCCAGCCGGAAGCGGCGCCCATCGAATGGCCACTCGTGTTCTGTGCCGTCAGCCCATACGATCGAAGGATTCTCCAGACCCTCCAAGAAGACGCCCTGCGCCTTGATGTCGGGCTCGTAGTGCACGCCGCGAACTATATATTCCTCGCCATAACGAGGGCGCAAGAGAACGAAGTTTGAGCCGTTACCGTGAGACGTCGGACTATCGTCAATGCAGATTACTCGGTCTCCGGTTTTGAAAAGCATGGTGCTATCCCCTGTTTCAGGATCGCGGTAGGGCGGATGGCTTCGCCTCTTCGATCAAATGAGCTCTGTATTTCTCCAGAAGCTCGACGGCCAATCCGGGTATGGGACTGGTAAGCGACCCGTTCTTATTGAGATGCAAAAGCGCATCAATCTGCTCGATAGTGTTGGTTGGGATGTCTTTCATGTGAGTTCTCCTTTGCTCAAGAGCGTTGTCGGTCTTAGTTTGTATACGCTCGCTAACATCTGCATAAGTTAGCGTTCGATGACATAGCCTCCCGGTCATCACTACGCGGCTGCTCAGGGTCGGCGCGGGGTGTGTCCAACCAGCCCCTGCAATTGCTGTCTAGTCTCCAGCCGCCAGATTTCGTTAAGCGCTTCGGTGGCAATCGCCTCTGCGCGCGGGGTGCCGTAGTGGATGCGCTCCAGCGCTTCACGCGCAATCTTGAGTGACTTTTGCATCTCGATTATCCGTTGCTTGCTCATCCCCGAATCCTTGTGATGTGGTCTACCGTGCAGTTCGCGTAGCCGAGCCTGGAGACCTCGTGACAGGCAGCATCGACGGCCTCGCGCCGCGTATCGCAGAACACCGTTATGAGAACAGCCTGCCGCATGGAGTCCTTGTACCCCGCGACAGTGGCATCCCATTGGTAGAGGCCGGACTGCCGACAAAGAGGCTTACCCATCATCGCTCCCCATTCGGTGGCGAAACAGGCCCATCGCGTAAGGACAACTCTTTGTCCACTCGGCTGACGGCCTTGATAAATTCATCGACATCATGGTCGCCCTGGGCCAACCAATCCTTCATGCCTTTGGGGTCACGGGCCAGTTCGCAATCGAAAAGGCCGATTAGCTCCTTGAGCACTTCGTCTCTGGTAATCCTCGCCATTGCTCGCCCCCTACTGAGGACCTGTGCCGGCGTCGGCCAGCCGCTTCGCCTGGTAGGCCATCTGCGCCTGCTTCTCCGGACGCAGCAGATCGGCTTCGCTCTCCGTCGCCTTGATCTGGTAGATCAGGTTGGAGACGAAGTTCCGGGCGGGCAAGGAGGTCTTGTGCGCGATCTGCTCCAGCCACTTCCGGAGCTTGGCGGCCTGTTCTAAGGTGGCCGGGACCTTGATCCTCACCTTGAGCGGCACAGTTCCAATCATTGTTGCTTCTCCTTGATCAGGTTCAGTAAGTCTGGGGTTCGAGCGAACCATTCACCCTGAAGGCGCTGTGAGGCGAACCGGCGATGCAGGCGGCGTTCGTCACCTTGCCTGCCAGCGAACCTCCCCAGAAGAATAAGGGCGTAGGGGCATCCAACCTGTAAGAGCCGCTGCCGCCGACCATTATCCTTGCGGGTGAACCCAATTTTTATGGGAAAGTCAGGACAATCGGCCGTCATGAAATAGACGAAGCCGTCTATCTGAAGACCCAATGGCGGTTCCTGCGCGGGCGCCCGATACGTATTCAAATACTCAGCCAGCATGTCTTGGGCCTTGCGCCAGCCCCCTGCGCCTGTCCTAATAAACTTGCCAAGATCGCGGATTACCCACTCTTGGCGACTTTCATCAAACCAAAGTCGGGGACCTAACGAGGGGCGCGGCAT